TCTGCCAAAAGATTGTGTTTGTGGTCTGACATTTGCCCATATTTTTTCAAAATCAGCGGAGTCTCTGCCAAAAGATTGTGTTTGTGGTCTGACATTTGCCCATATTTTTTCAAAATCAGCGGAGTCTCTGCCAAAAGATTGTGTTTGTGGTCTGACATTGGGGTCAATATTTTGAGACCATCTTTTTTTGCCTGATTTAGTTGGCCTTGTTTGTTGTTGTTGTTGTTGTTGTTGTTGTTGTTGTTGTTGTCTTTCTAAGTCTTGTTTATCTGGAGCTTGTCCAAATGCATCAAATCCTTTGTCAACAAGTGCGCTGACGTGACCTCCAAGAAATTTGTTCATATGTTTTCTTGTGAAATACATGATAGCGCCCATTGGAATGGCAGAAGCTCCTCCAGTCATTCCGGCTACAGTGAGTGCTAAAGCTAGAGCGGGTGATACTCCAGTTTTTTTGCTCATGTAATTGGCCATGCTTTGACCACCTGCAATAGCTTTATTTACTACGCCGCCAAATTGGGCGTAATTTTTTTGGCCATATGAAGAAGATTTTCTAAAAGATTTCTTCATTCCTTTTGTGAAACTGTCCCAGATTTCTTCACTGAGCATCTCGAAGTCTTCGTAAGGAGTTCTTTCCATATAAAGTTCTGACATAATCATGAATTATTTATGGCAGCTTATGTAAATACTTTAAGATTTTATTGTTTTAATTAATGATTATTAAAAAAGGTAAAAATGGAAAGCATTGAATATTTAATGACAAAAATTCGTGATTTATACCATGACTTTGATGGAGCCAGCATTTATTCTGAATTGCCTCCTAATTATATTAAATTAAAAAATGTCATAGCCAATTTTCTTTATGATCGTGGAGAATTCACAAAATCAACATGGAATGGTAATACTGGTGGAGGTGGCGCAATTAGTTTTTCTCCTATTCTTAAGGCTGGTAAAACAAAGAAATCAAAAGTAAATCTTGCCGAACCAAGTGAAATTGGAACATTTGGTGTTTCATCTGATGAAGCGCCAAAGAAGGCAAAAGGCAGTAAGAAAGTTTCTCCTGATGAAATAATTGATCTAGCAGATCCAACTGATATTTATGCTAATGTTTCAAGTAGGGCCAACAATAGAATTCAAGGTGAAGTTTATGGACCTAGTGGCACAGGTCGTGATGGAGATTTCAGCAAGTTTGCCGATCCACAAGCTGCAAAAGATTACTTTATGAAGAATTTTTCAGGACAGGCAGCAGATCATTTGCATTTTGCAAAATTCCTGAGAGCTTTTAAGCATAGAGAAAGAAACATGCAGGAATCATTTATGAAATCTTTGACAAAATACAATGAATCTCGTTGGACTTTATAATATTTCTGCGATTTCTTCCATTTTGAGAGATACTGCTATGTTTGACAACTTGATCAAATTGATTCTATCTTCTTCAGGGCTATCATAAAATGCTCTGTGTGCGGTATTTGCAGAAAATGTCCATGGATCTGTTGTTATCGACATAATTGATACTATTGCACAACTGACATATTCATCTTGTCGGTTTTTTGATTCTCCCAATTTAATTTCTTGTAGTTCTCTCATAACCGATTCTGCTTTTTCTTTAGTCCTGTCATTTCCAGAGAGATAGTTCTTAGCCCATTCTTTGTATATTGGATTACTAACAATTTGTATGCTACAAAGAATAGCAAATGCTATTCTTTGATCATCTGTTGGTACATTTACTTGAATTTGTTTTTTTGCAGTTAGTTTACTGCATTCGTATCTAAATTCAAATGAATTTGTCACTTCTCCTTCTGCCAGCCATATATTTGGATTTTTGAATCCTTCGTATGCAGAGTTCATCATATGAGCCAGTATTGGATCGTCATAAACGCTGAATAGATAGTTTGGGTTATCGTTTTGTTCATGGGTTATATTTTCTTCCCATGTGACATCACGCCAAGTTTTGTTGTTACTATCAGTGATCAGGTAAAACATGTTTCCTCCACAGATTATAAGAGTGACATTTTTTTGTCTTTGCTTATTTTTATTTGTTGCTTTGACAAGTAAGTTTAGAAAAGATTACCCTTCGAGATACATGAATAATTTTATTGATTTTTTACAACAGCCTGATGATATAACATGTGGTCCCACATCAACTGCGATGTTATTGAGGTTTTACAATAAAAATGTTTCTGTAGAAGAAGTCAAGAAAATAACTAAGACTGTTTGGTTTTCATATGATGGTAAAGATTTTGGCATGACCGCACCAGAATTGATAAGAAATGCTTTGAATTATTATGGTTGCGATTCAATTTTAAGTACTGGTTTGATAAAAGACTTGAAGAGCATTTTAAGTAAAGGCAAGCCATGTATTGTGTTGGTGAGGAGTGGTGAATATAGTTGGCATTACATTGTTGTTATTGGTTATAATGAGGAAATGATTTTTTATGCTAATCCAAGTGATGGTAATTTAAGTGGTTTATCTGAAAATGAATTCCTTAGAGCTTGGAGTTGGAGCGGAGATTTGAGTGGTCGTGATTGTAGTTGGTGGATATCTTTTTGGTTAAAAGCTTTGGAAATTTATCCTTATTCGTACATCTACTGTAAATAGATTGGAAGGTAAAAAATGAAATACATTGCAGTTTTGATAATTTTCTTTTTAGGTTTTATTTTTTTCTTTTGGCCAGAAAAAAATGTCATACAAAATGAAAATGCTAAATTTATTGAAGATTTACAAAAAGAAAATTTGATTAAAGTAGAGGAGCCACGTTGGAAGAAATGGAATCGAATTTATGAGGCTAGTGATCCTGATTTGGGTGTTGTTTTAGGAGATTTAGAAAGTCATTTGAAGAAGGGTCATAGTTATCGAGATGACAATAAGATTACATGGGCTCATCAGGTCACTCATGGAATTAATGCTGTAATACGCAATGAAAATATGATAAAGGAAGGATGCAATGGATTTTACGTTCTTCAAGACAGGGCTATAATATTAAAAGAACCTTTTATAAAGATTAATGATGTTGCTAGAGAAATTCCAAATAAACTTCGTGGTCCTAGCTTTAATCTTTATCTTATAGAGCAGAATGATAAGTGGAATGACAGGCCTCTTTACTTGATGGATGAATGGATAGCTTTCACCAATGGTTCTGAAGTTGGTAAAGAACTTAACTTTGAGGGTTGGTATTTCGAGCTTCTTCAGGCTCATAATTTCAATGTATATTGCATGTATATGGCAATGATTATTGATAGAGATGTAAGTAATTATCGTGATTCTGAACTTAAAAAGTTCATGAAATGGAATATTGAGCGTGTATTTATGATTAGTATTCCGAGTGACAGAGAGGAAATTGACAGAGTCATTCAGAAAAAGACTGTTATTTTTAACAATAAATTATTTTGTCCTCATTGTAGGGTTGAAGGAATTGGTCAAAAAGTTGATTTGAAAAGAATTAAGGACTATATTGATTTAATCAGAACTCTGCCTGAAGCTGAGAAGTTGAGAGTTTTTGCCAAATATTATTTTGGCGAAGATTGGTGCAAAAGGGTTTATGGTTTCTAAAAAATGAAAATATTGTATATTCTCAATGAGTCTTCATTTTATATGCAGATGGCTTGGTTTAGCATTTGTACTGTAAGAAAGTTCAATCCAAACATACCAATAGAAATTCTTTATATTTGCGATAAAGGTCGTGATAATCGACATATTGGCGGTTTAGAAAGATATAATTTTGGCATAAAGAAATTTAACAGACAAACTTTCGTCAATGATTGTAAAGTTTTTAATGTGAATTTTAATTTTGTTCATGATCTTGATATGAGAGAAGAGTCTGGATATCATCCTTTGCAGAGGGTTGCTTTTAGTCAGGTCGAAGACGATCAGATTCTTCTTCTTGATGCTGATACATTTATCTTTGAAGATGTTAGGCCTTTTTTTGATTCTTTGAAATATCATGATATGGTTGTTGATCTTAATGCTTGGGGTCATTGGGGTGGAGAGTTTCAGAATAATGGTCGGATGATAAGTCCATTTAATTCTGGTGTCGTTTTATTTAACAATGGTATTTTGCAGGAATATGGTCGTCAGGTTTATGATCTTTCTATGAAAGTGAAAGGTGACGATCATCCTGTTGGGAAGTGGTTAAGTGAATACCAGAATTTTGAAGGTACATTTGGAAAGCTTGGTCGAGAAGAGATTGCTTTTACTTTGTTTGTTTATGATAACAACATAAAATTTAGGTTATCAAAGTTTAGAGAAATACAAACGAATAGCATAATGTGTAAGACAAAAATACATCATACTCAGACTCAAAATTACATTAAGTATTGGAGAAAATATTTTAAGAGTGGTGTATTCAAGCCTCACTTGAATTTGAAATATAAATTATTTTCTCAGAAAGGTAAATATACTAGAAGATCAACAATAAATGGACTAAAAAATGAAAAAGAAAAAATTAAAGATGTATCCTGACAAGACTATTCCGATGAAATTTCATGATCCTGTTTCTCCCATGCCTATGTGCGGAGAGGGTTATATTGGTTTTCAAGAATGGTTAATCAAAAAAGAAAAGAAGCATTCTGCTAAAAAGAAAAGACATTGAGGCATGAAATAAGCACATCGGTCGATGTGCGTTATTTCAACAAATATTTTTGTCTTTCATTTTGTCAAATACGTTCTGATTTGACAAAATGAAAGACAACCTTTAATAATTAACCAATGTGGAATTTTCGGTTAGCATATTCTTGTGCTTTTTCGATTTCGCCTTCATTCATAAATCGATTGAATTTCTTGCGTTGAAGAAGTTCAACAACTGCTTCGATTTCGGCAAGGGAAGCTGGTTTTGGGAAATAGATTTGATCTTCATCATTTTTCTTAGCGATGAAGCAGATGACTTGATCGACATCTGCGTCAATGATTTTGACTGTTTCCTCACCTAGACCAAAGCATTGATCAACTGCTTTGGTTTCGACGATTCTCTTGGCCTTGGGTCTCTTTGTGGCCTTGTTCATGGCTACCATTCCTTGTATTGAGTGCAAGTTTCTTCGCAACTTCTTTATACTCGAAAAAGAATGTTTTGTAAAGCCAATTTCAGTTGAAACTATATGTCACGCTAACATGAACTTTTAGTTCAGGAACTCCTATGTGAGTGCAGATTTTATGTTTTTTAGCTTCTTTTGCAGTAAGGAACCAATCGGCGTGACCTTTTTCGTGAATGATTTTGTTGAAATAATCATCTTCTTGGCAGCAGTTTTGAGCGAAGATAGTAAAAACTAGCTTGTTGAGTCTTTCTAATTCTTTTGAAGTACTTTTGATTTCTTCTGTTTTGCCTGCTGTCCAAGTTGCCGCATCGTGGAGCATAAGTGTTGCGTTTTCGGCCATATATCTTGTTTGTCCCATTCCAAACAAGATAGCTCCTGCGCTCATTGCCTTTCCTGTTATAATTGTGTGGACTGGAAGTTCTGATTTTTTTAGATGGCTTATCATATCAAGACATCCGTATACGCTTCCTCCATAGCTATCAATTAGAACTGGTATGAGTGGTTGTCCTGTGTGGTGTGCCTTTTCCATTTCTTCACGAAAGTTTTTGACACCTTCGTCATTAAAATTATTGACTACGACAATTACGGGTTGATCAAGTAGTTCGCTATGTTTAGCTCTGATGATTGGATCGACTGTTAATTTTTTATACATTGTTTTTCCTGATATTTGATGAATTCTTTTCGAGCGTAATGAAGCAAATCGATTGCGATCATTTTTCGCTCAAAGAAACATTGTTCGTCAATATCATAGGAAATGTTTTTTATTTTGTTTAATACTTTCAAAAATTCTTTACAATTACTTACTGTAAAGTTATCGCCTTCATAGTTTATGTAAATGATGCCTTTTTTATGATAAATTTTTGGCATAATTAATATTCCTGTGCTGATGATTTTAGATAGCAATATATTATGTTTTTTTTGAGGAAAAATGGAAAAAAATCACAAGCACATGATTCTTAATGCGACAGTTAGGAATCCTATCGTTTCTGAGGAATCTTGCAGGAATTGGCTAAAGAAACTTGTTGAAATTATTGACATGAAAATTCTTATAGAACCTGTGGCAAAATACTGCGATACATGTGGGAACGAAGGAGTTACAGGAACTGTCGTTATTGAAACGAGTCATAGCAGCATCCATGTTTGGCACAAAGAAGAAGAGCCTTATATAAAAATGGATATTTATTCTTGTAAAGATTTTTGTGTTGATAGAATTATTGATTTTGTTAAAGAAACGATGGATATCATTCATGGTGGTTACATGATTATCGACAGGAACACTGTATTGCCAGAAACAAAGCAAATTGGAATAATTTAATTATTTTTTTCTTTTGGCTAATATTTTTTGCGCTACTTTTGCCATAGTATGGGCATTAGGTGTAGAGATACATTGTGATATTACTTCTATTGGATCTCCAAATGAAATGTATTTTGGAGGTGGAAATGTGAACATTGATTTATTGAAATCAGGAGGAACACCATGTTCGTAATCTATGAACATGGTGTTTTTGCCATCATTCATGATTGATGACAGTTCTGAGCATTCATAAACTTCAATGTCGTTTGAAGCTTCAATAAGAGAAACAACCCAAGCAAGCCTAACTGTTTCTGACCATACAGTTTTATTGTTAATTATTTGAATTGTTATAAGTTCTTCTGCGGTTTTTGCTACTTTTTGAATGAACCAGTCAGGAATTCCGCTGATAATGAATACGTTTCCAAGATTAAACCATTTTTCTTCATAAAATTCTTTTGGATTTTTAAGTTCTTTATAAAATTCTCCACAATTAGTTATTGCGGAATCAAATGTGAAAAATGGATCACTTGAATAAAGGAAGGCTCTGGCCTCAATAATTGGGATGATATCTTCTATTGTTCTTTTGAGAATCATGTGAGGCTTGATGATTGCAACTGTATTTTTTATCTTTTTGGCATTCAAAAGCCATAATAGTTGATAAACCTCATTTAGAGGTGCGAATCCTTTTTTTCGTCCAACATCATCATATAGATAAGTGCTTGTGTGAGTATTGGCATTTTCCATATAAGGATATCGATTATATAATGTTCTGTTTATCCCGACAAAAATTTTGTCGAAAATGAAATTATTTTTGAAACTTTCTAGTAGAAGTTCAATTTGCCAATCGTGATAGGCTTTTCTGTCAACGCTTACGAAGTATTCCATAAAAATAAAGGAGTAAATTTTCAAATTTTAGAATTTTTTCTTAGGCATAAATATAAGTGTAACATTTAGCAACTTTTTTGTGGGTATCAAATATGGCATTTGAGTCATACAGAAAACTGGTATCTATTCTAAAAGAAAAGTGTCCACTTGCCTTTCCAGTAAGTGTTCGCAGGATTGAATTGACAGAAGTAGATGGTGATTGTTGTCTTCATAAAAAGAAATTTTATATAAGAATCAATAAAAATATATCAGAAGGATTGGCAATTGATACATTATTGCATGAATTTGCTCATGCGAGGGCTTGGAATCATCTTCATGATTCCCAAGATATTTGTGATTTTTATGAAAATTCCCATGATGCGATGTGGGGAGTTGCCTACAGTGAAGTTTATCAAATTTATGAAAAACACTTTGATGGTTAAAATTGATTTGTTGTTCCATTTGGAACATCATGGATTATAACGCTTTGAAGTCTAGGATTGGTTTTCTTTAATTGGTGTCCTAAATCAGTAAATGCTTCAACATGTTCTGGTCTATCTTCCCATATTTCAAGCAAATCAAAATCATTGTTAAGCAACATTTTTATATTATTTGATTTAATTTCAAATGTTCCAGATCCTTTAGTTCCTGATTGTCCTGCAAAAAATGTATTATCAAAACTAATTCCTGCATGATCTAATATTTCCATGACACGATTCTTTATCTGGAAAGGTCTTCCTGTCATAAGGACGACTTTTGCGTTTGGATCTTCAGAGTCTTTCTTTTGATTACTGACAACATCTTGAATATACCAGTGAGGATCTGGCTTCTGAGGAACTATGGGTGGAAGCAAAGATTCATTTCTGCCCCACCAGCCTTTGAATGGCCATGGTTCACCAGTTTCTTCCTCGTAAATTTCTTTTCCTTCCTTATCATCAGGAGATTTGAACAATGTTCCATCAAAATCATAAATGACTAATTTTTTAATTTCTTCTGACTCCTTGATTGTTACAAATCTTTCAAAAGTTATCATAGAAGTCTTCCGATCATATCCTTCCATCTTTGGCCCATGAGCATTTTCTTGATTGGTTCAAATTCATCTCCTACTGGTTCTCTTCCTAAAACATGAATATACATTGGATTGGTTGTTTTACCGCCAATTTCATTAGTTTGATAGGGGGAAAAATCATCTTTATTAAAATTAAGGAATTGTTGAGATTCATTCCCATGCATTTTTACAACGCTCATCCAATCTGCAATTTTTGATTTAGTTAAACCTGTATGACTTTGTATCATGTCATAGAATTTATCTGTGTCGAATTTTCCTTTACCCCATTGATACATCTTAACAAGATAAGAAACATCATTTGCTTCATGTTTGTTCCATCCACCTGCAATCAAGATATCACGAACATCTTCTGGGCTATTGTTTCTTAGAATCCATGCAGTAACCATCCATCTGTCACAGCGAAGATCATTAGGAACATCTTTATCATCAAAATCAACATGTGGGAAAAGAACATTCAATAGACCACTTTGATTATAAGTTTTAAGGAATTTTTTAGGATTAACATCAGGATTTTCTAAACCCTTAACGAACTCATCTTTCATTGTTTGAGGGTCAACACTATCAAAATAATCTTCTGAATTTATAGCATTCAAATGTTTTTCTGGAATATCATTACCTTTTCCGTAGCGATTAAAATGGTTAACAAGTCTGAATGCTGTGACAGGATCTTCTTTCATTCTGTCTGACAATTTATCACCGATTGGCTTTATTTCTCCAGACTTTAGATGATTAGCTCCTCCGAATGGATCTATGAGGTCGTTATTTGAACCATCATAGTTGTTAAGAGGAATGTACATGGCATTGATTGTAAAGTCACGATTACTGGCATCTTCTTCGATGCTTCCTGCCATTTTTGCTTCATCAGGAGTAAAGTTTTTGCTTTTTGGAGAAATGGAAAGAGTTGAAATTGGGAATGGTTGGCCATTTACAATGGCTACAATTTCCATTTCTTTGCCTTTTTTATCCCAACGGCTGGCATAAAAAATCTTACCTTTGCCAACGCTACTTGCGAGCCTATCATATTTGTGCATATCGCTTTGTGGCTTTACTTCCTTGAATCCAGCGTGAGAAAGGATCATTCTTATTTCACTGGGAGTAGCATCTGTGACAAGGTCGTAGTTTTTAGGAGTTTTACCTACAAGATGATCTCTTACTGCTCCTCCTGTAAGATAGAGTGATTTCTTTTTAAGCTGTGGCTTTACTTCACCCTTATTTTTTTCAATAGTTGTGTATCCGAGATCTACTCTGTCTGATTTAACAAATGCTTTGACGATTCTAGCAAGGTTTGCGTGACTTGACTTGTCGATTACAAATGGTGAAAAATCATTGTTTCCTTGTTTTTTCTGAAGTTTAATATGAGAAGTTACGCCAACTACTGGCGAATCTTCTTGTTCTTCACGAAGTCTAAAATATTTGGAAAATAAGCTGCTCATATTTGAATCCCTACAAAAGAATATAATTATTTAGCAAAATCTTCCAATTTTAAGTTGGAGGAGATTGTAATCTAAGAAAATAAAGTATTGCTGCTCCAATGACCATGAGAGCAAGCTTCCAAGAACTGTCAAAAACTTTTTCCCAAAAATTGTTTAAGTTGTCCACTTGCAACTTATATGATTCAAGTGAAAGCTTAACTTGGCTCAAATCTTTCATTACTTGAGACATGTCATTGGAAATGCTTTCATAGTTCTGAATGAGATTTTTCATTTTCTCATCATTTCTTGAAACAATCCCAATAATGGAATCAATTGTCTCTTGTGATTGGCTTTTTGGTGGTGACATGTTTTTCCATTTCTTAGTCCATAACTCTATATATTAAAGCAATGAGTAATATAGAAAAAATACAAGAAAATTCAACAGTTATCGCTGAGGAAATTGAGGTTTTATCTCATATCGACAGTGATACAGTTGAATCATTTCTTCCGCCAATGAACATCAGTGTTCCGCAGACAGGACCTGTTCCTGAGCAGAATCAATTGATTTCTGATGAACAATATCTTGGTTTTATTGATGAAATAATGACCAATATGAGAGAAGATCGTAAACAGGTAAGTGATTTTATTGATACATTTTCAGACATGGTTCTTAATGATGGAGATGCGACAACATCAAGTAAAGAAGCATTGGTCAACCTTATAAATACAAAGGTTAATCTTCAGGATAAAATGTTGAAGGCCGCAGATTTGATGACAAGGCTGAAATTGAAGAATCCTTATGCTTATTCTGGTCCTCATTTGAATGCTTTGCAGCAGAACAATATAAATATTGGATCAGAAAACACAGAATTTAATCGTAAGGACATAATAAAAGCCATCAACGCAGCAAAGAAGAAACCAAAGGAATAAAATGAGCAGACACGCACTTGAATCATGGCTCTATGAGGCTTCTGGTGATGTAGCAGGAGGTCAATCACCAATGGGCCAACCGGATTCACCACCAGCAGCAGGAGGGCCTCCTGCTGGCGATCCTAATGCCGCTAACATGCCAGATCAGATGACTCCTCCTGTTGCCGGAATGCAACAGAATAGTCCTGATGCAAATGCGAAGCCTAAATCTGAAATGCCAGAAGATATCAGTGGTGATCCAAGCGCACCTGATATGCCTTCAGACAAGAAAACAGATCAGGATTTTGAAAGCTGGAAAAATGAATTTTTCAAGGAAAGTGTTCGTGGCGATATCAATAAAATGATTGAAATGATTCAGCAAATTAGAGATGCCAACCTAGAAGCTTATCCTCGTAAATTTGTTGAAGATAATCTTCAAATTTGCTTTCTTCGTCAAAATGCCAATATTGACAAAGCCTGCAAATCAATCCGTAACAACATCAAGCAAAACCTTGATCAGAACAATCCTTCAGTTAGTGTTGTGAATCATATGTTTACAACAATTCAGACAATGCCTGAATTGAACAACATTTTCATCAAGCTAAAAGGTTTGCTTGGAATGAAAGGTGATATGCACAGAAAGTTCATTGCAGGACTTATAGGTGCTGTTCAGGTTGGAAGCGGTGCCAATAATGAAGACTTGATTTATAATGAAAGAGACTATTCAATAAGGATTTCAACTCGTTTTAATGATAGATGGGGCAAAGTTGATATTGGTAGATGGAGCATGAGAGAAGATGATCCAGAGCGTTACCTTACTGAACCTGAACAAAAAAGACTTGATGAAGGAAGTCCAGAAGAAAAAGAAGTGCTAAGACATAGAGTTGTTCTTGAATCAATTGCGGATAACTTCAAAAAGCGTTCATTCATCATTAATGTTGTAGGTCAAGACGGAACAATAAATACACTTGGCTGGGATATTGGTGGAAGCCTTATAAATGCCTATAAAAGCGGTAAATTAAAAGTAAAATTGCTTCAAGGGGCGAATAGCGAGGCAATGATTGACGAAGATGGAGCAATAATACCTTATGTTGATATAAAAGTAGTTTATGTCAAAGATGCTGCTGGTGGAGTTGATGATGAAGGAAAGCCAGCAAAAGAAGAACATGATTTTATGGAAAGAATTGATGGAATTTTATTTGTGACTGCACAATACAATATATTAAAAGAAGCTGCATCATCTTTTGGAGGCATAGTTCTTAAGGAAAATCCTTATACTGGAAACCCAAGCGATTTGCAAGTTTTAATGAGATGTGTTCCAAGTAGTCCAGAAATTTTACTTCGTAATTGCTAAAGGAAAAATATGAATAGATTTGAAGATTATTTAAGAAACCGTGATCCTATTTTATACGAAGAAATAAGTGACGAACAAAAAGAATCAGAAACAAGAATGTCAAGAAGAGGATTATTGGGATTGGGAGCTTTAGGAGCAATGGGTTTGTTCGCAGGATATGGTGGCAGACAAGCAAAAAGTCCTTCTAGTCAAGAAGATGAAGATGATTGGGATTATTCAGACGAAGAAGAACCTGCATCTCCATCTGCATCTCCATCTGCACCTCCACAACCTTCTAGATCATCTCCACAACCTTCTAGATCATCTCCACAACCTACTAGATCATCTCCACAACCTACTAGGCCATCTTCACAACCTTCTAGGTCTAAAAAATCTTCTGATGACGCTGAAGCATATTTAAGATCACTTGGACCAGTTCGACAAGTTTTGGCAAAAAATTTCGATAACAGCAGATATCATCAGATGGGTGGTACTAAAAGAGGATTATTAAACAGAATTTTTGGCAAGAAAAAAAGAAGATAAATTATGCAAGTATTTCTAGAATTTATTGATAGAAAGCAGCGTGAAGCTAAACGTCAGTTGCGCCTTGTAGAAAAGGCTCTTCGGAAGTCAAAGCTTCATGTTTATTCTCATATTGAAGATGATGATCCTCATCTTTTTGTTAAAGCGAATAATAAAAAGTTAAGTTTTGAGGGAATAAGAATTTATCCTATAGGAGACGGAATAGCCTATAGAGTTCAAAAACTTGAAAAAACAGAACCTTATGGAAAGTCATATTCATTAAACGCAGATGAAATGTTTAATGATTTTATGGGCGAAGGCATGGATGATAAAGAAGCTGCTGAAAAAGTAATACATGAAATTGGTAAGGAGATCAAGAAATTCTTCCATAAAAGTGCAGAAGCGGAAGAAAAGCTCAGAACTGGTCAGAAGGATGGGGTTGGAATGATTGTTAAGACAGGTGGTTCTGATTACAGCAGTACTGTTCTAAATAGAATTTAAGGAAAATATGGAAGACAAAGTGAAATCTCAAAGTGAAACTGATGATACAATTGCTTTAATTTTAGCCATTTTTCTTCCACCAATTGGTGTTGCAATTAAAAGAGGAATGGATATTCAGCTTTTTATAAGTGTTTTGTTGACCATGTTTGGATGGCTACCGGGTATCGTTCACGCACTCTATATTATCCTGAAGGATCGTGTCAATAAATGACATTAGAAAAAAGAAGCGATTATTCCGGTAGCAACAAACAAAAAAGATCCGCATTTGTGCGGGTCTTTTTTTTACAAATTAATACATAGGTTATGGCAGTTGCTTTTGTTGATGCTATGCTACCCGGATCAAATTTGAGACCTATAGTTAAACCTGTAGGTCGTGGAAGCCTAGTTTCATTTAATTATATTTTTCACAAACCCGGACATGATCCAAATCCAGTTGTTCTTATAACAGATATCTGGCCAAATTATATTCGTGGAATTAACCTAAATTACCTAACTTTCCCAACTATAAAAAATTTGGTATTTCCTTCTCCGAATCAGACTGTTTGTGACAATCCAGTTTTCACATATCAATATATAAAAGGAAATGAATACATAACTTCAGCATTCCGTCAGTATAAGCGCAATGGAGTTCAGAGACTTAGAAAACTGGATTGTGCTTTTATAGTGAAAGCTCTTGGCCTAACTCGATCATTCGATCCAAACGAGATAGAAGCGATACGCCGATCAGTACGAGAGCAAATTCGCCAGCTTGTCAATCAAAGGGCAGCACCTACAGGTGAAATGACGGTCTAAAAATACTGTTTTTTATTGTGATAAGTGTTTTATCACATGCTTACATACTCATGTAAATAACAAAGTTTTTTATTTATTTTTAGGCGTTCATGGACCCAGTCATATTAGACAATCTTAATCGTAGCGTTGGCGGAATTATAACCAGCCTTCAAGATCTGCAAAGCGCAATTGCAAGTGCCACAACAGGTTCTGCAAAAAGCGTTGGAGCAGATAAGAAAGGACCAGAAAATTCTATTGGCGAACTTGAAAAGATAATGCAAAGTTTTGTCAAAGATTTCAAAGAAACTGCCGTAGAACAGAAAAAATACATGGAAGATATAGTTAATTCCATGAAGAGCGTCAATAGTGAAAGAAGCGCAAATTCATCAGCAAAGAAAGAAGCAGCACCGACAGCAGGAGGAAGTGATTCACAAGATGAAAGTAAAAATAAAAAAGAGGAAATGAGCGAACAAAGAAGAATTAGATTAGAAAAATTACAAAAGAAGATGAAAAATGTATCAAAAGAAGAAATAGGAATTATGGAAAAGGCTTTATCTTCACTTAAAGAACGAGGTCAAATTAGTATAGCCGAATATCAACAAGCATCAGACTTAAATGAAGAACAGATGAAATTAGTCAAAGAAAATATGAGACTAATAAAGATATATGGTGCCAGTAATTTAGAAGAAGCAAAAGCATTAGACCTTATTAGCAAAAAGACAAGAGCATTACAGGGTTTTGCACGTCAAATTGGCGAGATTAAAAGTGTATTTAGTTCAATGGAAGGTGCTTTAGGACTTAAAGCAATGGAAACATTGACTGGAGGTCTTGTTGATCAGGAAATTAAATATACAAGAGAAATTCGTGCTGCTGCATATGAAACAGATGGATTAACAAAAAGTAGTCACGGGCTTCAAAGAGCATATGAGGATATTGGGACTACTGTTTCTTCAACAGGAGCAGATAGAACAAAATTCCAAGAATCTTATCTAAAAGCACTTAAAAGTGGTGTAAAAGATTTATCTTTGGCAAGAGACATTACAAAATCTCAACTTAATACTGAAATTCAGTTGGGAATGGAAGCAGGATCTCTTCAAGATACATTCCAATCTTTTGCCCAAACAGGACGCATGACCAAGGGTCAAATCTCTGATATGGGACGTGGAATGCGTGAAGTAGCAAAGAATACAGGACTTACAGGAGAAGCTCTTAAAGGAGCAATTGAATCAAGTCGTGAGATAGTTAATCAATTGAGAAATGCTGCAAGTCTAACATCAATGGCTGCAAAAAATGTTATTGAGTTAAGCGCAAACGCAAAGAAGTTAGGTGTTGATCAGCAAATGCAGACATTGCAAAGTGGACTTACAAGTGGCGGAAAATTGCTGATGGAATCTTCCCAGCAGACTCAGACCATGATTTTCATGGCTGCTGGTAAAGTTGGAAAGATGAATGAGGCAATGAATGGAACTCTTTTGAAGACTAAAGAAGGAGTTAAGTCTTTAGGTAAAGGTCTTGAAGGAATTCTAAGAGATTTCGGTGTTGGCAGTCTTGAAGAAATTGATAATCTTTCAGATGAAGCAAAAACTCGTCTTAACATTTCACTTAAGTCTGTAGTTGGTATGGAACTTGGTGAATTTAGATCATTGATTGAATCAGTAAATGAATCAGGAAAGGGATTAGGGGACAGGCTAGAAGATATCAATAAAAAGATGAAGGCTAACATCACTACTGACGAAAGAAAAGCATTGATGGAAGAGCAGAGAAAACTTAAAGCATCAAAACAACTCGAAATGCTTACTGCCTTGGACGAAGCCGCAAAAGGTGCCAAAGACATGAATGGCGCTCTTGCAAAATTCGGAGAAAGGAAAAAGGATTTTGAAGGTGATTTGAAATCATTAGGAAGTAGCTGGCAAGATTCAACTCAAGTCGCAAAAGATGCTCTTAAGGGAGCAATAGAAAGTGTAAATGTAGGACTGAAAGATGCAGGTAAGGATGAATTAAAGATTGATGCATCTGAAATTGAAAAGGCACTTAAAGATCCAGCAGCACTAAGAGAATTGACAGCTAAAATCGCAGATGGTGACCAAAAGATAGCTACAGCACAAAAAGCTCAGCTTGATCCTGTCACACAAACAAATCAAACATTGTCTGAAATAAATGATTCAATGAGAAATTTGTCTCAAAATATTATATCCAAAGGATTTAACAGTGTAGTAGGAAGAGGATTAGTTACTTTTGTTGTTTTAGGAACAATAGCAGCATCTATAGCCGGAATAGTTATTCAAGCAGTAGAAATAAAGAAACTTGTCAAAAAGATTGCTATGGGAGGAACAGAAGCAGAAACTGGATCTTATGGAGGTGAAGAAAGTTTAGTCGGAAATATAAAAGGTATTTTTGGAAAATTTTTCGACAAAAAAGAAGCTGCTGCTGGTGCCGCTGGCCCTGCTGGTCTCGCTGGTGCTGGTGGTGCTGGTGGTGCTGGTGGCCCTGCTGGTCTCGCTGGTGCTGCTCCAAAACCACCAGAAACTCCTAAACCTACTGTTCCAACTCCTGCTGTTGCCCCATTAACTCCTTCTCCTGCAAATCAAAAACCATCAGCAGAATCGATGAGTATGGTTGAAAAAATGGGCCAAAAACCATCGACTGCTGAACCTGCTGCCAACGCTGCTGGCCCAACAACTCCTGCCCCTAAGGCTGAAAAAAGCATTAAGATTTTCCAAGACATACTTGCTGCATTGGAGTTGATGACTGATAGAGTTGATGTTGCCGCAAATAGATTGTCTGAAATTATAAAGTGTATTTGCAAAGCAGCAGCTACGCCACCATCAACTCCTTCTCCAACACCAGCAGCATCGACAGCAGCAGCTGCTCCACCATCAGTTCCTCAAGACGTTCAAAAACAACAAACAAAAAATGTTATAGATGACACAAAAAGAGGCAAGCAAGAAAATTTGAATCTTAAAAATAATACCAAAATAACTAAGGAGCAAAACGCACTTGTTGGAGCTCAAAAAGAAATAAATAAGAAAGAAGACTCAGTAATAGCTGCATCTAAGGGTCCACCAGAAGCATCAGTTCTTGATCCAGCCTCATTAATGGAAGGTGGTCAAGCAATGATGAAAACTGCTGCTGCAATAGCATTGATGGTTGCAGGAGCAATGGCTATTGCTGTTGTTTTATTCTTTGTTGGTTCTAAGGTTTTAAGTGCTTTAGGACTTGATCTTGGGAAAGTAGTTGAGGTTGCCAGTACGATTGCAGCAATTGTCGGAGCAACTCTTGCTCTTATTATGGCTGGAGCAGCGGCACATAAAGCCATTGATGAAAACAAAGAAAGCATTGATAAAATGAAAGGAGGAGGAGCAAGTATGCTTCAAGCAGCAATGACAATAGTTCCAATGTCATTGATTCTTGTTTTATTGGGAGCAGCAATCATATTTGTTGTGAATAAGATTTTGTCAATAATGAAAATTGATGCTTCAAAAGCAATGGAAATTGGCATGACAATTGGCGCAATAGCAGGCGTTGTCGGAGCAATAGCAGTTGCAACAGCACATTTTATTGAGTTCTTAGAAGAACTTGAAGGAAATAAAATGTGGCAGAATTTGAAAAGAAACCCTGCAAAATTTATTGTCTTAATTGCGAAAGCATCAATTGCACTTCTCTTGTTGGCACCGGCAATTGTATTGATTGGCGCTGCTATCATAATGTTTTCTCAATATATATTGGCAGCAACGGGGATTAATGCATCTACTGCTCTTAAAGTTGGAGCAACAATAGCTGCAATTATGCTTTCTGTTGGATTAATCGCACTTGCCCTAATTGGATCTCTTGCTGGATTGGCCGCTCTTGGGTACTTAACTGAGTGGCTTTTAACTCCAGCCCCCGGTCCAGTTCCTCTTCCTCCAGCTGTTTTGATGTTAATTGGCGCTGAAGTTTTGCTTAAACTTGGCCCACCAATTCTTTTGCTTGGCACAGCACTTATGTTTTTTGGGAAAATAGTTCTTGGAGCAGCTGGGATTGATGCAAGCACAGCAATGAAAATTGGAATGGCAATTTCTGCTATATTTGTAGCAGTTGGTTTGATTTCCGTAGCTTTGGGTGCTGCCATGGTTGGTTTGACAGCACTTGGATTTATAACAGCTGTTATTCTTGGAAGTCCTTTGATTGGACTTATGGAAATTGGATATTTAGCTTTATTAATCATAGGTCCAAGAATGCTTCTTCTTGGAACTGCAATAGTTTTTCTTTCCAAGATGCTTTTTTCTATTACAGGATTAAATTTAGCTTCAATTGCTAAAACAACATTAATCATATACGCATTATTTGCTGGAGTTGCATTGATATCGGCTGCTTTGAGCGTTGCGATGATTGGTCTTGCAGCACTTGGATTAATAACAGCTATTATTTTCGGAACTGGATTGCCAGCCTTAATGGATATAGGAGCATCAGCTTTATTGATTTTCACACCTGCAATGCTTCTTCTTGCATCTGCTATAATATGGATGGGAATATTAGTATCGAAATTTATTGTAACACCAAAACAAGCTGGTGAAACTGCTTTGGCTATTGCAAGTATTCTTGGTGCTGCGGCACTTATTGGCGCAGCTGTTGTCGCTATGGCAACTGTTTCTGTTTTCTTAGGAGCAATTGGACTTATTTCTCCATTTATTGCAATTGCCATGTTGCCTGCTGCGGCTGGACTTCGCATTTTAGCTACACCAATGGTTGAATTTGTACAAGCCGCTGTGATAATAGCTAAAAATTTGTCAGGAGCAATGCCATTAAATAAAGTCAACGAATGTGTCAGTTCTATAGCGTCAATTCTTGGTGCTGCTTTGATAATAGCAACTATGCTAATTGGATTTGCTGCAATTGGCGTTAACTTAGGAGCAATTGGACTTATTTCTCCATTTATTGCAATTGCCATGTTGCCTGCTGCGGCTGGACTTCGCATTTTAGCTATACCAATGGTTGAATTCGCACAAGCTACTGCCATTGTAGCAAAAAACTTGTCAGGAGCTTTACCTCCAGCACAAGTAGAAGAAGCCGTTAATGCTGTTACGACAATTCTGAATGGAGCGGCAAAGATAGGCTTGGCAATAGTGGGAATGATTCCGACAATGATGTATATGTCAATGATAGGAACTTTTTCACCTTTAATTGCTTTGTCAATGAGCGGTGCTGGTGTAGCACTTATCGTCCTTTCCCAACCACTTGCTTTTTTTGCTTTTGCTGCAAAATATGTTGCAGTTTTGCTTAATTCCATAATGACACCAAAAGATGCAGAAGAAGCTGAAAAAGCTGTGACATCAATTCTAAGTGGAGCCGCTCATATTTCAGATTCCATGATGGGAATGATTCCAAAACTTATGAATTTGGGAACAACAGTTCCTTTAATGTGGATTATTGCTCCTATTATGAGTCTTGCTGCTACAGCACTTTATATGATGGCAAAGCCTGTTTTTGATTATGCCAATGCTATTGTTTTCTTTGCTACAGTATTAGCGATGATAATTCCTCCTGATAAAGTAAAATCTTTATCAGAAGGAGTTACAACTATGCTTCGTGCTATATCGGAAATATCTGATGAATTCCAGAAAATTAGAGATAAAATTGTTAGTATAGGAATGGGCGAAGGAGTTTTCAAACTTTTCCTTTTTACTTTGCCTGCTCTTCGTATGGGAGTAAAGGCTTTCAACGAAATGAAATATCCAATATTTGATTTTATAATGTCAATTGTAGGTTTTACTAATGCTTTGTCAATTGTTGTAACTCCATCTGTTGCTAAAACTGCCACAAAGACAATAAATGCTACATCTGAAATAATCGCAAAAGTATCAGATATTATGAGCGACTTGAATTCCAAGATTGTCCCAATGACAACAGCCGGATGGTTTACAAAATCTCCTGTTGATATATTGATGGAAGCAAAAAATAAATTAGCAACATTTTTCCCAGCAATGTTTGATTTGATAAAATCAATTGTAACTGAAGTTCAGTCTAAATTTGAGGGAACAGGAAAACTTAAATCAACTGCAAAAACATTGGTTTTAATTGGCGTTATTATTGATGAAGTATCTAAGGCAATTAATTCTCTTGGAACAAATATTGCCCCATTTGTTGAAAAGGGATGGTGGAGTGGAAAATCAGTAGTAGACAAGATTACTGAGGCTAAACCTGAATTAGAAAAATTCATAAAATCAATTGCAGATTTAATTGGAAGCGGAATTGTTGGTCCAATAGCAAAAATGGAAAATGTAGAAGAATTGAAAAAAGCTGCTAAGGCCATGGCTGCTATATCTGTTCTTATGTCAGAAACCAGCACGGCAATTAAATCTCTTGCTGAAACTGTAGGCATGATGGATGGAAGTCTTTTCAAATCTAGTCCAATTGCTAAGATCATGTTATATAAAGACTTATTCGGATATTATTTTTATAGTATTGCAGAATTCATCACTGATGGAATTGTCGGTCCTATTATGGATGTTATTCCTGATGGTTCCACGTTGAAGAGTGCATCAGCTATCATGACTTCTGTTTCCAAAGTTTGTTCTGAAACAGCAATAACAATTAAATCTCTTTCTGAAGTCATGAAATTAATGGACCCAGTTTCACTTTTCGATAGAAAATCACCAATGCAAAAAATTGTTGAAAACATGTACCTTTTCTCTAGTTGGTTCTTTTCAATTGGATTATTCGTCAAAAACGGAATAGTAGAACCAGTAATTACAATTTTCGATGATACTACAGAACTTCTTTCTGCAACTAAGATTATATCTTCTATGGCTACCATTGCAACATCAATTGTTCCAATGATTAAAAATCTTGCTACAGCTATTGCTTTAGCCACAGACGGTAAGACATGGTTTGATAAAGCTCCAATGCAGAAAATTATTGAAGGTAAAGAACTATTTTCAAAATGGTTTTTTGAAATTGGATTATTTGTTCGTGATGGTATAGTTATTCCAACTTTGGAAGTCATGGATGGAATTAATATTGGTGCTGCTACTAAAATAATTGTTTCGATGGCTCAGATTGCTGCAAGTATTACACCAATGATTAAAAATCTGGCTGGTGCTCTTGGCATGATGAGTCAAGAAGGAGGCGGTACTATTGATACCGAATTCCCTCTTGATAGGATCATGGCTTCAAAAGATAAGTTCCGTGGTTTCTTCAGAGAGACAGCTCAATTTATGAAAGAAGGGATAATTGACCCAATCATAGAAGAAATACCTGATCCAAAGAATATTCAGATAGCGTGGAGAATCATGTCAGCCATGAATGCTCTTGTCATAATAATTCCTCAAGTGATAAAAAACTTTGCTAATGGTCTTATTCCATTGGTTGATTGTCCCGACAAAGACTTGAAGAGTATTCCTGCCAATAGAATTGAGGCAAATAAGCAAAAATTTAGAGATTTCTTTTTGTCAACTACTAAATTCATGAAAGAAGGTATAGTTGATCCAATCCTAGAAAACATGCCTGATGCAAAGAATGTTCAAGAAGCAGCGAAGATTTTAATTGCAAACAATCAATTACTTACGAATCTAAAATCTGTAATAACAAATTTGGCTTCATTGTTTGAAGGTTTTAGTCCAAAAAAATCTTTCAGTAAAGCTCCAATTGCTATTATTTCAAAAATGGCACCAATATTCTCAATATGGTTTTATAGCGTAGCCGAATTTATAACTGAAGGAATTGTTGATCCTATTCTAGTTTTCTTCCCAAGTTCAGATGAAGTAGAAGAAGCTTCAGTTAGACTAGAAAATCTTGTTAAAGTAATAAGAATGGTTCCGGGATTCCTTATTAATTTAGGAACAGCACTTCAAGAGTTGTTGCCAACTGTGATGTGGTTGGAATTCACAGGTATTGGATTTGGAGCTATGATTTTTTCTAGTATTTTTGGAGGAATAGCAAACACTTTGAATTATGGAATTATTGAACCTATATCAAAAATGCCAGATAAAGAAGGACTTGATAGGGTAGTAGGGACCATTAATGGTTTAGCAGACGTTGTTGATGCTGCTTCTGATTCAATGAAGAGAATGGGTGCGACATTCAATGATTTTGGAATTATAACTGGAGTTTTCAGTGCTATTTTTGGAAGATGGGATCAGACTTACTTCCAGAAATCATTCATGAACATGGCTAACAGTTTGAATTATGGATTGATTCAACCTATTTTGAAATTTATGCCTAAAAAGTCAGAACTTGATATGGTTGTTGATCAGCTTAATGGTTTAATTACTATTTTGGACAAGGTCAAAGATGCCATGATAAGCGTCAGTGATACCATGGATAGTATTGGAGGACTTGGATTAGATTTCAACACGATAAATGCCCTTCCAATTGACAAACTAGCAGCATTGGCCCAAGTGTCACAAAAGGGAGTTAGTGCAGCTGGAGGCAGCATATCTAGTACTGTTAAGCCTGAAGTCGAAGTTAACACTTCATCTATACCGCCAATGTCATTAGCAGATAATTTAGGTTCAAGAGTAGCTGCTAAGAAAGCTGGAGACAAACCTGCTTCAAGTATAGTTTCTTCAAAAGAATTGAGTGATATATCTGAATCCTCTGAGAAACAAACTCAATTAACAGAAGAACTAGTTGAAATGTTCAAGCAGTTTATGACAATGATGAAAGCTGGTTCTGCAAATTCAAGTGGAGGAGGAGAAGAAGCTTGTACTGGACTCAATAGGGTTAGGGGTAAAAATCCTCCTAAATTCTTCAAATCAACCACTGGTCAGGTTAGTCGTGGACCGGGCAAACAAGCTCTGAATATGGGACCTCCGGGACCATAATGAAAGGTAAAGATAAATGAAAGCTACTCTTGCAGATGGTCAATTAGTTAATATTCCGAACTGTTATGTTCGCATCAATACTCCAGATGGTGGAACTGACATATTGATGCAAAGTTTACCTGATATTTCTGATGGTAAGTCTGCTACTTATACTGATGAGTCGGGAATTGGTCGAAGCACACCATTCAAGACTTATAGCAATTCTGATAATAGAGCAATTAGTTGGACTGCTCACTATATCGTTACTAAAAAATCAGATATAAAATTATTTTTTAGTTATATAAGGGCTATTCAATCAGCTGTTTATCCTTTTGACAATAGAGATGGTACTACTGGTGGAGCTCCTTATGCTCCACCACCAGTTTGTCAAATACAATGTGGCAAGTTATTGTCACATTCTGGTCCATTGAATGCCATAATGAAAAATTATTCAATTAAATTTGATACTTCTGTCCCATGGGATGAAGAGACATTTTTACCTTATAAGTTTGATATCGACATGACATTTGATATAATTTTCAATCAGTCGAATTTGCCCGGATCAAAGTTAATTTTTTCAGACACTGATATTTAAGGAAATTTATGGCTAATTATATCGAAACAACAAATATAAGTCCTAGAAGATTTGTTCCAGTATCAAGTCGTTATGTTGAGTCTCCAGTGATTTATTATACTGAAAACAAACTTTTAACATTTCCGACATATAAAAAAACAGTAATACCTAGAACAAGTAGGGATAAATATTATGTTGTGCCACCGGGAAGAGAATATAGGCCAGATTTAGTATCATTGTCAGCTTATGGAACAGTTGATTACTGGTGGAAGATTATGGAAGCAAATAATATAAAGGATATTTTTGAATTCAAGTCTGGTTTGAATATTCGTTTACCTGATTCAATTATGGGATAATTATGGCAGTACCTAAAGCATGTAATGTTAATGAAGAATGCATAAAAAAGTTTGCATGTTCTACTCCATCAACTCCAATTGAAGGAGCAATATATGCTCCTTATGTAGAAATGGGCTTTGGTTCTCTTCAAAAGGAAACAAAAATTGTTTTGACTGTAGGCAATAATTCGGCACCAACTGGTAATCTAGCTGCAATAACATCATTTGAATATGGAGGCGAGGTTGGAGGACCGGGATTTGGAATTAGCATGGAAATTATTGATCATGGCGGTGCCATGTATAAAGATATTATCCGAAATTTGAATAAAACCGTTAAAACAAGAAAAAAAGAATTTCATACTGTTGAAATAGATTTTGGATGGATTATTACAAATCCTATGGAAAATGGAGGAAACGGCATACCAACTCCTCATACTCTTAAAACAACAACAGGAAAATTTCTTCGTGGAATGTTCATGAAAGCAGAAACTAGTTTTGCTGGTGGAAACATAAAGATAAAATTAACATTAAGCGCACCTACTACAGGAGATATTTCTCAGACAGGAACAATTGGTAGCACTGACCAACCTGTTGATCTAAAAGAAGCGATTAGGCAGCTTCTCACAAGTGAAGAAGTCGGAATTTCTGATGTGAAATTCAAAAGTGCAGGGACTATTGATGATCAAGGCAATGAGGTTGATGATGGAGGAGAATTAGAGTTCAAGAACTCTGACCAAGGGAAAAATGGTCCAAAATCATCATGGCCAATGGACCAAATGAATGCTCTTGCTGTCACAAGGCAGTGGCTTACAACAGTTACTTCTAAAGAAGGTCGTGGAGTTCTTATTTTATATGATCCAGAAGCAAACGCAGTAATAATCAAAGAAGATCCTTTCGATAAGAATTCTGATTGTTGTAGGGGAAGTGTTGCGACATATGTTATAAATGGAGGAAATTGTTCTCCAGTCATAGAGTTTAGTCCATCTGTTGAATGGCTTCCCAATATGATTCCCGGCAAGGGCGGTACGAGTGGTGGTGCATCTGGTGGTGGAAATCCTATTTTGAAACCTCAAGACAATATTCAAATAACTGGTACTCAATCGAGTCCTTTTATTGATCAACATGTCATTAATTTCCGCTCACCAGATGATCATGCTGAGAAGGCTTTCGACGCTTTTCGGTGTGCCACTACAACCGAACAAAGAAGTGGTCCCGGTTCTGGAGGCAAAGGTGGTTGGGAGGCCAGTTTGAAAATACAGGGCAATCCCTTTTATGGAGACGCATTAGCTCTGGTTGGAAGGTCTGTATCGATTTTATTTATAAATCCTTACTACTTTGGTGATCCTGAAGGTCCTACTTGGCTTCAAACTTCAAATTGCAACACAATGTTGAGTAATAAAAGATATATGATTAAAAATATAAATCATAATATTTCAATTGGAAGTTATACAACTACATTAAAACTACTGCTAGCATTGCCAAACACAGATATGGATTTCGATTCAACTCTTGGAGGCAACGGTTGTGGTAGTCTTGAACAGAAGTTTTCAGATGCTCCAGCCGCAACCACAGTATAAAGGTTAAAAAATGAGTTTAGTAACTTGCAATCAACTTAAAGCCGTTGAAAAACGAATATCGACCATCGAAAACCAGATGGGAGGTATGATCTATGACATGCGTGAGGTTGTTAGAGGTGAAATAGCATCAGGTGGAACAGTTGTTGATCAATCGCAAATGCAGTATGGCATGTATACAGCTTTGTGTATTGATACTGTTGACATTTGGAAACAGAATAGAATCAGATTTTATTCACCTTTGTTTCAAAAACCCACAATGAAAGTTGAGCAATTGCCTTGGGCAAATGCAGTGAGTAATATGGGTGGTTTTGATGATTGTGGTATGACTTGGGTTCCTCCTGCTGGTTCAACAGTTTGTATTATGTTTGAGAGTGGCAATAGAAGTGCTCCATATTATATTGGGACAACATGGCATCGCAATCGTGGACCAGATGGAAAACATGTTTGGGGTTATAATATTGATGAATATTATAAAATTTGGGAAGGGAAGAGAAGAGGTTATTTAGTTGGTCCCGATGATGGATCGCAAGTTTTCCCTCCTTGGAACACTGAAAATTATAATGGTTTTGATTTAACTTCAGCTGTTGACTTTAGTAGTAATCCAGAAGCTCAAAGGTTAATCACATATCCAAACATATATGGTTTCAAGACTCCAGAAAAACACATGATTAAGATGGTCGATGGCGACCCAAGGTGTAATAGAAAATGGAAAAGATTTGAAATTATGTCCAGTTGTGGAAACTGGATAATGTTAAAAGATGATCATATGCATTATGCTGGTCAGTGGGCCAATGCAGATTGTGGAGGTATCGTTCAGGATGGAGATGTAAGCTGTGATGAAGGCGATGCATCAAATACTAATACTGCAAGTTTATCGCCAAGGTTTGGAAAGAAAAAAGAAGAAAACGCATGTGAAGAAAAGAAAAGCAATAAAAAAATTATTGGAGGTCATCCTCGAACAGGAGCTCCCGGCACAACATATTCTTATCCTTCTCAAGTTGGTGCTAATCCTTATTTCAAGCATAGGCAGGAATGTCGTCCTTATCGAGGATCACCTACTCCGCAGAATAATTCTGTAGATCTTCCTCAGAGTGGAATTCAATTTCATTCGATTTCAGGACATACATTTGTAATGGATGATTCTGTTGAAGAGCCAAGTGGTTCTCCAACATGGGAAAGAGAATTTGATTTTGGTTGTAATAATAAATATGTTGGAAGAACTTATTGGAAATCAGCTACTGGACATCAGATAGAAATGAGTGATGTCGAAGGAAAAGCAGGTGATGAAAATGATGCTTTAAGAGGTGAAGACAATTTCATTCGCATTAAATCTGCCAGTGGTAATAGAATTGAATTAAATGATCACACAGAATCTAAGCCAAAATGTAGCGAATGTCCTCCAAACACAGGTGGTGAAAGAAGAGGAATCATTCTTCAAAGCACAAGCAACCATACTATTCAAATGTGCGATGAGGGAAATGAACAATGCGGACCATGTCGTGTAGAAGGCGGAGTTCCTGTTGCAAAGGCAAAAAAAGCTTTTGTTAAGATAAGGACTGGATATGGTCTTGAGATGAGTTTTAATGATGATTTCAATCAGGGTGATAAATCTGAGACTCAAAACATTAAAATTTACACTCCCAACAAACAAAACAAAAAAGGCCCGAATTTAATGCTTTTCCAAGATGCTCCGGGCAATTCTCCCGGTTTAGTTTTCTTGAGAGTTGCTGGAAATTATGTTTGCATTACTGTTGACAATCACCTTACAGTTGTCGGAACAGAAGAAGAACCTGCAAGTTCAATTCAATACGTTACCAAGTATAACTTAGTATATACTAAAGATGCTTATATCAATGTCACAGAAAGAAGTCAGTTGTTTATAGCTAAAGATAAGATACTTCTTTTAGCTGGTAGAGACTGTCCTCCTCCAGAAGGAACTCCTGAAGAAAAATTGAAACAAGCTGAGAAATCTGCTTGTTTGGCTCCGATTTGTGTTTTGAAGGATGGTGCAATTAGGGCAAGTGATCGTGTTTTTGCAAGTTGTTCACCAGATGCGTCAATTTTGAGTATATTCCAATTGAAGCCTTTCTTCAAAGATCCTCCAAAGGATACTCCACCAACAACTCCAGCAGCAGGTTAATATGACAAATTTTGAAGGTTTACCTTATCCAACGAGAAAAACACCTAGAGGTTATTGGCATTCACAGACAGGGGTAAATCAGATCAAATCTGATTTACTTTGTCTTTTGCTGACTAATCCCGGTGAAAGGGTAATGATTCCAGAATTTGGTACGCCATTAAAAAAACTATTGTTTGAGCAAAATGATGTGACTTTGCAAAATCAAGCTAGATCTGTCATAACCAATGCAATTGCAAAGTGGGAACCAAGAATTGCAATTAAAAATATAGAAGTAACTTCACAAATAGATTCATCCTCACTCAATAATGATGATGACGCAACAGAATCAGAGCATATTTTGTCAGTGAAAATTATTTTCGTTGATCCGCAAAACATTAAAGAAGTACAACAGTTGGTTTTAGAAATTCCGCTAGCATAAAAGGAGATTCGATGGCGACAAACAATAGCTGTCCATTTGATATTACGCCATATACTCAGTCGCAACTGATTACTACGCCTAGTATATTTAATTTGAATTATACGAACCAAGATTTTTGGAGCATGAAGACTCGTCTGATTGAATATGTCAGGCAAAAATTCAGCACAGATTTTGCAGATTTCGTTGAATCTTCTATTGCAATCATGTTGATTGAGAACTGGTCATTTTTAGCTGATACTTTGTCTTTCAAAATGGATCAGATAGCAAATGAAATATTCATTGATACTGTGACAGAAGTAGAAAATGCGTTTAGGCTTGCTAGATTGGTTGGTTTTGATCCACAGCCTCCTATTGCTGCTAGATCACTATGGACAGCAAATCTGAACAATCCTATTCTTCAAGACGTTCCAATTCCTGCTCCTTTTGATGTTTCAGTCAATGCTGGTGGTCAGTCGATTACAATTGAACTTTATCCTGCTGACGCTGATAACAATCCTATTTTTGACCAAGATATAATAATTCCAGCTGGTAATATTGTGAATGCCAGTGTTATTGGTCTTGAAGGCAAAACGAGAACAATTAATACTTCTGGCAATGGTACTGTTGGCCAAACAATTACTCTTAACAATAATCCTGTCATATTTGATTCAATAATGGTTTATGTTGATGGTATGAAGTGGGATCAAGTTCCATATTTTACTGATTCTCAGCCTAGAAGAGAATATCGTGTTGAGTATGACTCAACTTGGACAGCTTTCGTTATTTTTGGAAACAACATAGCTGGTCTTGTTCCTAGTTCAGGAAGTGTAATTAAAATTGTTTATCGTCAGGGAGGTGGAACAATAGGAAACATTGTCAGCGGAACAATTGAAAAGCAGGCAATTGTCAGTATTGCAGGAATTCCTTATGGAATTCCTGTAGTGTTAAGAAATTACACAAAGGGTGAGTATGGCTATGATGGCGATACTATTGATGACATTAGAAATAAATTGCCAGCTTGGACAAGATCTCAAAACAGGGCAGTAACTGGTCTTGATTATAAAACTCTGACAGATCAGTTTTCAACTCCATATCAAGGATTGATCGGAAAATCAACTGTTGTTTTGCGTAATCATGGATGTTCTGGTAATATTGTTGATATTTATGTTCTAGCTAGAAATGGATTAGATGGTTTGCAGGAAGCAAGTTCTGATCTAAAAGTTTCTTTAGAAAAATATCTTGAAAATGTAAAGATGATCACTGATTTTGTTTGTATAAGAAATGGAGCGATCATTGCCGTAGATATAAGTGTTGATGTCGTTATGGACAGGTTGTATAGAAAATTTGAAGAAGAATTTAGGATTAAGATAAAAAGAAGGCTTGATCAGTTCTTTGCAATTAACAATTGGGAATTTGGAGAACAGCTTAGAGAAATTGACATTACAAAAACATTGTCAGATTTGAAGGAAATAAAAAATATTGATATTACTTTTACTACTGACAATCCCAACAATGGTGGCAATATAGTAAATGCAAGGTTCTTTGAGATCATCAGACCAGATGTGATCAATATTACTTTCACATTTGAGTAAGGAGCGATGTGGTGGCAGTCGATTATAATAATAATCCATCAATTACTGATACGGTTAGATTTGCATTTTATACTCCCGATTCAAATGGGTGTTTTCCTGCTTTACCGTATAAGTTTGATAATTTAACAATTTATTTTGTTGAGAGGAATTTTTCAAGTCCAAAAACAAGTGAATACCTTGAAAGCGTTTATGATCCTGCCAAGGTCGAATTGGCAAATAAACTTGAAGCTGTTGCTTGTTCAAATCCTACATCTGAAAACATTACTATTGCAAAAAATGCAAGAATAAATGCAGATATAGTTGTGACTACAAATTCTTTCTATTTTACAGAAGCTAGTCCTGTAAAAATTGTTGGGACAGCAACAGATCCAGCATGGCTTACTGGTCATGTTATTACTGGAATAAGTAAGGCAAATCCAACTGTCATTACATCTGCAAGTCATGGTCTGTCAAACGGCGATATTATAAATATTTATGCCAGCAATTCTGTTCCTCCTATTGATGGAAAATACAAGATAACTTATATTAACAGTAATTCTTTTTCAGTTGATTTCGATCTTAGTGATATAAGCTATACCGCTGGGACAAGCGGCATGTGGTATACAGCCTTAGAAGACAGTAACAATTCAGTTTATCCTTTTGTTTCAAACAACAAAACAACAATAGGTCTTTTTGAATATTATTGGCAACCAAAAGGAGTGAGAGAAGGAGACTATTTTGTTTGTTGGAAATGGACTCCACTTGTAGGAGGAAGCACTCTTTCATCACACATAAAGTTTAATCTTTCTGGTAATACCAAGGTAACAACCAGTATACCAACACATTTTACAAATCCAGATAAATACACAACACTTTTGGAAAAGTATACTCCAGAAATGTTTAAGACAATTATTTCTGATGATGACCTTACGCCAACTGTAATTGAAAGATTCAATCAGTCTGTTGCTCTTGGATTTACGACACTTGAAAATCTTACTAATCAAATAGTAGATCTTCAAGACCCGAATGTACTTTCAGAGCCATTGCTTCCATATCTTTCAAATCTTTTTAATTTGAAACTTAAAAGTGATGATCCTACGAGATGGCGTGGCCAAATTGTTAGAGCAGTATCTCAATATAAGAGCAAGGGAACAAGAAAAGGACTGAACGAGTCTTTCATGCTTGCTGGCATGAAACTTTATAGTTACAAACAGCTTTGGCAAGTAATTTCTAAGTATACATGGCAAGAATCATTTGAATATGATGGTTCTACTGTTTCTTGGGATCTTGAGAAAACTATAATTGAACCAATTGATCTTGATAATTTTGAAATATCATTGCGCTTATACGATTCTGACACATATACAATTTTGACTCAGAACTATGTTTCTTTTAGTACTGCAAATGGTATTACCACCATGACATGGGTTGGCGATACTTTGATGGTTGACCCAATCACTCTTGTTTCAGGTGACATTGTAAAGATTTTATATCAATACTCAAATGTGCCTAATCCTACAGAACAAAGTTTAGAAGATTATGTAAGAACTTTGACTCTTATTGACAAACGTGATGAACGTAGTCAGATATATCCTTTGAAAAATTGGAATGTGCGTGGAATTGAACCAGATGACATGCTTTTTAATCTTATAATTCCATCTCGCAATCCATTTCATGAATTCCTTGTATTCGGTCAAGTAAGGACTGAGTTTCCTTACAGTGAAAATATTTATAATATGGAAGAATACAACGGTAGCATTAGGAATTCTAAGATTCCTTGTGATATTGGTCGCAAGTTCATAGACTCATGTTTGTCATGTATAAGCAGCAGTTATAATGTTGATGTAGAAATAGATAAAATATCTAATGATAGAATTGATGAGTTTTATGAAATTTTAATTGAAAACATGCCAGTTCATGCAGTTTTGAATACAGTTAATTTTTATGGTGGACTACAAGAATTTATTGCATCTCCTCAAGAAAGCATTGAATGTCTTGTAAAATATAGTCAGTTACAATATTGCATATCTGGAGAAGGTCAGACTTATTTCAATAGAACTATGAGAAAAAGCAATATCAATAATCTTCCTAACAGTGAATGCATATTCCGTGATGAATTAGCCGATAAAACTCAAGTTATATCTGGAGTATCAGCAACAGCTTATAATTCAGACATTGTCGTTTATTGTCCATCTTCGCCACTTGGCGGATTAGGAATTATGAACGATCATAGTGCTGTAATACAAATTCTCGATGGATCTTATACTGGATCATATCAAGTTTATCGTGTTGAGAACAGGACTGTTTTCTTTAATATTGAACCCCTTGAACCAATAGATGAATGTAATAATCTTTTTGCATATAACGGAACGGTTAGCACATGTTCTTTTCCATTTAGGATTTTTAATCCAGTAATTGACAATTACAATTATGGTTCTCTTTGCGATATTGTTCAAGACGATCTTGTAGTATTTGGTGACACAACTGAAAATTTTGGAGAAATGGGTGTTCAATCACAATTTGATGTAAATCAAGGAACAGCTTTGGCTGCATGGGAAATTTCTATTCCTGCATATAGTGTTTCTAATTATACAATTCTAAATGTTGATTCTAATGGAAATTTGATTTTAGAATACGATAGTAGTTTCCCTTCATCTTCGACATCAGGGTTGAGTTACACTATCTACAACGGGGCGACACCTGTTTCAAGTGGCACTTTAGGATCTTTGACAATAACAAACAGAGGAAGAACAACTGTATTGAATGCTTCGTTACTGCCGATTAGTAGTATGGTCAGAACTTCTAATTTCTATCAGACTGTTTCTTCAGTTGACTATGAAATAATAAGTCTTATAGATGGAACTGACGATCAATTTTACATTGCAAATTACACTAGAGGAGCAATTGCTGGAACAAACCTTATCATAAATCAAAGAATTATTGATAATGTGGTTGGCTATATGACTCATCGTGGTCAAAACATTTTAATATCTGGCGTTGATTATGAGACTAGTCTTGGAATTCAAAATGGCGCAAACAATATTTTGCCATACACAGATCCTGTTGTAAATCAGTTCAAAGAAAATTTCCTTGTGGAAGTTAACGGTGAAGATTATTGGATTGCTGGAATTAATGGAAATAGTCCTGCTGGAAGCACAACAATCAATCTTTATGGTCGTGATTTTTATTGGACTACATTAGGAGCGGGAGGAACACCTGCTGTCATAAACATATATAAATATGAAAGCAAAGGAGCAACTATTCCCGGTCAACAATATGATTTGCCAACTCACACATTCCAAAAGATCGATAGGTCTGGAAGTCCTAATGTTGTTGGTACTAATGAATTAAACAATACTATTGTTAAATCATTGAGTGCTGATGAAAATAATGGAATGCCAATAGAGTTTATAAAACAAAACGAGTCAATCTCTTATAAAATAGAATACACGAACGGATCGAAGGAAGAAGGAAAACTATGACATCATTCAACAATAGCATTAAGACCCGTGGCGATGTTCAAATGATAATCAGCTACAATAATGGGGAAAAGAAAATTATCGAGTTTCCAAATACTGTTCTTTATAAAGGTCGTGAAGCATTAGCTGCTTCATTAGCCAATAGATTTTCAGGAAGCTATGATTTTTATATCAATCGCATGATCTTCGGAACTGGCGGAACAGCCGGTGGCACAGTGAAATATGTCGATGCAGGTAGGAACGGTCTTTTTAGTGGCTCTCCAGTGTCATCTAAGCCCGTTATTTCTGCCGTTGACCCAAATATCCCATCACAAGTAATTCTCACATCAGTTCTCACTACAAGTGATGCTGTAGGGCAAACTCTAAATGAGATGGCCTTACAAATGGCTACTGGCAACTTGTACAGTATGGTGACTTTTCCAGATTTAACGAAAACTGATCAAATGAGTATTATCTGGAACTGGACTCTAAGCTTTATCTAATCGTAGGAGAAAAAATGCCCGACTTAAATGCACTTCCAGTTCCACAATATAATGCCACACAGCCTTATCATTGGGAATATGACAATCTTCCGTTAAAAACGCTTTCGGACAGAGATGAACTTATCAATGGTGTTGTTGACACACATTCTGAGATTTTGAGAAATTGCTCTGGCACTGTTGGAACACTTGCTAACAGGCTAAATCAGTCTGTTGAAGAAGATGGGAATCTTAAAACAACAGCAGTTAATCAGACTTTACACAACATTGCTGAACATGGAGATGGAAGCAAGACAGTTAGTGGTTCAGAATTATCAGATTATAATACTTTAGGTTATATTGGAGTTGTTAATCCAGTTCCTTTTGTAAGAATGCTTGAGGCTGAGCGTGATAAATTATCTCTTGTTGCAGATGAAGCTACCAATATTGTTGTCAATGTTAACACTCCATCATTGATTTATACATTTGGCGATGGGATCAACACACTTGATTTGATCGAGTCAGATTCAATAAGTTGGACATTTGAAGGTCCTAATTCAGTAAAGCCAGAAATTAAATTTTCTATTGCTTTTGCTCATAGACATTATTATAATCTCGATCCAATTACCTCAGATTACCAGAATTACCAAGTCAACATGCCTTCTACTCCTTACATGGAAGACACTCTTCGTGTTTACATCAATGGTGTCAGATTAAATTCTGTGTACAATGTTTATGTTCCAAACAGTGATGTTACTTCTTGGATTGCCAATCGCTTTACACCTGATCATCTTACTGGTACATTTACATTACTTACGGCAATTACGTCGAGTGATATCATCAGTATAGACTTTGATATCGCTGTTACTTAACGAGGTTTTTCATGAGTGATTTCAAAAATTGGGTAAAGAATAGAGATTCAAACTTTTTTGAATCCATTTCTCAAGATGAGTTTGGTGATGAAAATTTGGATCAAAGAAAAGAACTTGTTGTTTTGATTGGGCCTCCAGCAGTTGGGAAAAGCACATATGTAGCTCAGAAGTTTCCTTCTGATGATGTTTTCGTCATTAATCGTGATGATATTGTAAATTATATATCTGATGGTATAGGCATGACATATGATGATATGTTTGTGTTGCCTCCTAAGGATTCTGTTCCGAATACATCTGTTTCTGGCATGGAAAAATATGGACTTGTGAAGCAAGCTCCATCTTGGATGAGGTGGACTAAAGTTGTTTTCGATAAGGTTCAGGATGCAAATGATCGAATAAATGACATGTTGAAAAAGAGATTCAAAGAAGGAATTGATTCTGGCAAGAATGTTGTTGTTGATATGACCAATATGACAACAACAAGTCGTCAAAGCGCCTTGAAGTATGCAGAAGGAAAAGATTTCTTCCGTAGAGCAGTGGTCTTCACGATGAGTGAGTCTGACTTGCCTAATTTGTTAAAACGCATGCGTGATAGAAGCGCAAAAATTGCAGCAGAAGGTGGAAGTAAAACAATTGGTGATGATGTGATTAGCAGGATGGTTTCGAGTTTTGAAAAGGTCAGTCCTTCAGAAGGTTTCGATAAGGTTGATACTGTTGACACATTTTCAGTTTGAATTATAAAAATCACCCTCTTATTATGTAAGAGGGTGATTTGTTTTGAAAACTTTTGCATTAAAAACATTGAAATATTGTTTTGTGATTCTGGCTCCAGAACACTCTAAAAGTCTTATCAATATTACTTACAATTCAATTAATTATCATTATCCTGATATTCCCTGTATAACTGTTGTAGATTCAAAAGCAACAAAAGAAGAGACTGCTGAAATTAAAGAAATTTGTCCAGTTTATAAAGGCAAAGATACAATTACATCTTTGATTAATGTTGGGATGCGTCACGCTCCTTTAGATTGGGTTTTTCTTATTTTTTCAGGAACAAACGTAAGACAAAAATTGAACGAAAAATTTTCTTTTTATATTGGAAGTGAAAAAGATATTCTTTTTCCTGTAGCAAACAGAAAATATAATTTTATTGATGGAACATTAAATGGTCTTTTCATTAACAAAAAAACATTCAAAGAAGTTGGAGAAATGAATGATGAAGGTTCATTAGAATTTGTAAAAGCAGAATGGGCAATGTCAGCTATTGAGTATGGATGTAAGTTTAAGGCAATAATAGGCAGCAAGATGTGCTGAGGAGATTGAAATGAATAATGTTGAATTGAGCGTTTATGCAGAAGTTGACAAAGTTTTGAGCGAAAATGAAATATCGCAAAGACATAGTTATTTTCAGTTGAAGTATTTCCTTATTGGTAAAGAACCAACAGTTCAATCAAAGATGTGGCAATGTTTGCGTGAAATGAAGAATCGTAATGATACAACTAAAAATATAGAGTTGGAAACTGAAGAGTTAAAAGATAAGCTAGAACTACTAGATATTAGTGTTGAAAGAATTCGTCATGACATGGAAAATATTCAAATTACGGATCAAGTTTCAAATAATCTTTACATGAGAGAATGTGAAATAAAAATCCGTCAATTTGGTCGTCAAAAGAAATCTTTGGAACAAAATATTAAAGAAATTGAAGAAAGGAAAAAATCAATTTCTGAAGAGTGTAGATTTTTCTTGGAAACATACAAAAATCTCCTCAAGATTGAACCATTGAAGCATTTTGATGATTTGGAGGCGCAAAAACAATATTGGCATGAGAAATTGACGCAAAAAGTCAATCTTAAAATGTTAACACAAAATTCAATCGATACTGAACTTATTGAGACAATAGTAGCTCTGCCCGATGATGTTAAAATCAAGCAACAGACATTGCAAACTCTCAATGTGAAACAAAACGAAATACTTCATAAACTAGCGGAAACTGCAAAAAGACTTGAGACAAAGATAGACAAGGAGAATTGATGGCGGTTACAAAAATTAGCTCATACGACACAGGATATGTAACTGGCGATCTTTCTGTTTATCCTCAAGCTTATGATTCAAAATATCAGCTTTATGAGGCTAAGAACAATTGCGAAACACAACTAGCACAGTCTTTGACATATTCTGCCAAGTTCGTAGTAGTAGATAACAATGATAATTTTCCAAGCAGCGGCATAATCCGTGTTGGTCCAGCACATGGTCAACAAGGTGCTGCTGAGATGATATATTATGACACTAAAACCCAAGGAGTGTTCAAAAATATAATTCGTGGATTTGCCGGTTCAAGACAGAATCCTTGGCCAATAGGAAGTTATGTAACAGGAGCAGTATTCGCAGAACATCACAATTCTGTAAAAGATGCAGTCATCAACATAGAAACAAATCTTGGATTGATAAGCAATCCTTCTGTAACCTCGTTAAATGGCATATTAAAGGCTCAGGAGAGCAAGTATCTTGCCCCTAAAGCCATATTTCGTGCATATCCTAAAAGCGGCCCTCCGGGGACCAAAATAAGACTACAAAACTTTAGCACTGGTTCAGTAGTTCGATATCTATGGGATTTTGGAGATGGAACAACATCTATTGAAAGATCGCCAACCCATACATATTTGAAAGAAGGAAAATATACGATTAAGCTGAATATCATTAGTAATCTTGGAGCTCAAGGAGTTTCAGAAAAGAAAAATTATATTACTATTGATCAAACAACAATTCCACCATTTTTTTACATCAAACCAACAATTGGAATTTCAATGGAAACAGCTATTTCCATGGGTAATCCAAACATGGCAACAACATTTAATTTTGTAGATCAAACAGATGGTGATATAATACAGCGATTTTGGGTATTTGATGGTTCTGGAACTAACAATGGATCTCCAGTTAATGGAGAAAGCATTACTGAAACCAACCCAAATATTCATTATATTTCATATGTTTATGATAAACCGGGTAAATACAATCCTTCTTTATTAGTCCTTTATGAAAATCAAAAGCTTCAGAGATCATTCTTGAATGAAAATATTACGGTGGAATAATGGCAAGTAACTTCCCAAATACTCTTGATAGCGACATCACCCTTTATCAGGTGGCAGATGGCCTACGGGTCAAACTTATAGAAGACTATAATGTAGGCGATACCATCATTACAGTCCTTGGTGATGAAACTACAATGCGTCTTTTCAGCGACACAGGAATTATAACCCTGACTGATCAGTGTGCTGAACCAGAACAAAGAGCAATTAGTTTTTCATATACATTAAGAACCTTGACAACATTTGAAGGTTTAACTTTGTTGTCAGGATTTGTCGATAATGCAAAACCGAAAAATCTAACAAGTGTTACACAAAATGTGATGGCCCAGCATCATAACAACTTGAAAGATGCAGTCATAGCTATTGAAAAATTTGCTGGGAAAAAAGGTGAAGTTGGGACAAAGCCCACACAAGGCACAATGGAGCAAAGAATTAATTATCTTCGCAATATTGCTTTGCAACCAAAGGCTTGGTTTACAATAAATAAAAACATTGGTCTTGCTCCTCTTACAGTTACATTCACCGATCAGAGTTTTAGACTTGGAACAGATGGTTCTTCTATAAATGTGAAACATATTTGGGATTTTGGCGATAATACCGTATCTGTCATTTCTGGAATAACTCTTGAATCAACCGCATCAAATATTTCTTTAACATCATATGTTCCAACGAGTATTTCAAATGTTATAGTTGAAGATATAGATGGCGAATCAATAACAAAAACATATAATGAACCCGGCCTTTACACCGTAAAACTTACAGTCATCAATGATTTTGGTGAAGATACAGTAATATTCAATGATTTAATTTCTGCTCGATTCCCCGCTCCCAACGATGCCTGTATTGCATTCGTTTCAAGAGCAAATCAGATTATTGAACAAGAAGGCATACCATCAGGTGGTCCTTTTACTACAACACCAATTCTTCGTGCATCAATTAATTCACTTATTGACATGTATATTCCTACTGGTGAAAATCCCAACACACCCGGAGTAACATATGGAGGAGAAGTAATTAGTGACGGAAACATTATTGATCCTATTGAAACATATACTTGGTCACTTTCAGATGATTTAGGCCATGGAAACTCAAACACTACAAGAGCAGTATACAGTGTTGGAGGAAATTACGACCTTGTATTGCGATGTGATACAAGGTTTGGTGCCTACAAAATAACTACATATGATAATGCCTTCGACATTGTAGAAAAAGTCAATCTTTGGCTTTGGATTTACAACAATTCAAAAACACAAGCTTCTGTATGCGAATTTGGTTTGTTAAGTGAAACATTCAAAAATGCTGTTGCTCCAGTTTCTTTGAATGTAAATCAATCTTTCCTTGTTAACACCAATACAAATCCTGTAGTTAATTCTGCACAACAGCTTAAGGAATTTAACAGGAATGTTGGATTTGCTCCAAGAACAGCAGCATCTTCAGGAAATGGCGGTACTGGAATACTGTTCTGGGCAAGTGGAAGACCAGCAAATAGTTCTTCACTAAATGAAAAAATACATAGTTCTCAATTTAATGGTTTTACGCAAGTTTACACATCAGGTTTTTCTAAAGCTGGGGTAGAAATCCAAAGACCTTGGAACTGGGTAAGTTTTGCATCAAGTACAAATATTTATTTTGCTCTTGGAGGAGTAGTAGGTTCTGTTCCATCTGGCACATCACCAACAAATCAAGATAAAGATGTTGTATCGTTATCAAGTTTGGCTTCTGTTAATCCTGCTTCTACTTTATTATCATCTAATTATAAGAATGGTGCTGATGAGTTACAGCAAAATGAAGTAACATATGATGAAAACGGAAATCCTGTACAAGGACACATTAGCATATACAGATCTTGCTGGCATAGTGATTCTGGATTTTTACTTAGGAATCAAGGAACTGGTACATTTTTTAGGATTAGAAGTTTTTATAAGACCAGTGGCAATACAAGCGAACCATTTATTGATATTAGAAAATTAACTGATATGGCTGGGCCATCTAAAATAGAAGGACAACTTGTTTCATTGTCAACAGGTGTTTATTTTTTCAATAATTCAGGTTCTGTTTCAGCTTATAATGCAACAACAGGAGTGTGGGGAACGGGTGGTCCCGGAGTTAATTCTCCATCATTCAAGGCTTTGCAAGATTCAACAGTTGTTGGTTTTGATAGTGAAAATCAGACTTTACTGGCTGCTTCTGATAATGATCATGTGGTTTATCTAAGTTTTGATTATAGTCAAAAGTCTTTCTTCAAGTTTAACGATATAGACACTACATTTAGTAGTGTGACAAGTAGACCATCTGGAAGTCAATGGAATATGGCTATTTTTTAATTTGAATCAATAAATACTTTGAACCGAACAAAGGGAAAAATACTAAAGTGGCCAACTACTTTCCACCAGCACCTGTCTACCCAAAAAATTATGACAGCGACGAAACTTTGTACCTCGTGTACAATACATCTGAAACTGTCAGCAGCGAAGTAAATCTGCCTTGGTCGGACGAGATTCCAATTGTTCCTGTTTCTGCCACTACGGCAGAACAATGGGCAAAAAATGGATTCGCCAACATAGATGGTGAATTATTTTACTACGATTCTGTTGGTTACGATGAAAATGGTAAAATAAATAAATTCAAAAGATGTTCAAGGAATCTAAGCGGAACACACACTAAGAAAACACCTGCTGGATCAGAAGTTCGTGGATTTGTAGTTGGAAATCATCACAACCAGCTTGTTGATGCAGTTATAAAAGTTGAAAAATTTATTGGATATAATCAAACACCTGACACAACAACGCTTGACTGGAGAATCAGAAATCTTGCCGCATTGGACATAATAATAGATGATTATTCGTGTCCTGATGTTGTTTTTGATTTTTTGATTATTAGTGTAAATCCTGCAACTGGAACTGTCGCAAGATACAATATTACTCTTACAGGAATTTTTACTTCTTATAGACTTGATTTTGGTGATGGAACTTTTACAACTACATCAACATCTGGAACTCATACATATCCACCTAACTCAACAATAGATCCTGTTTTAACTGCATCTAACGATAACTGCACAATAATTCAGACTCCTATTGAAAGATTGAGTGTTAATGAACCACAGACACCAAGCACGACAATTGCGTTTGAAATTCCTATTCCTGTAATACCAAATTTTCCTTTTATTACAGTGCCAAACATAACTGTTCCTTCAGTAACACCACAAATTCCTCCAATTGTTTTCCCATATTTGAATATTGGACCTGTTGGACCAATCAATGTACCTAGCGTTATCAGCATTGTTCCGCCAATTAACATTCCCTCTATAGTTTCAGTTACACCTATATTCATTCCTACAACTATTTCTATAACAGGTAGTTTTCCAAGCGAAATTCCTTTGATTGGTAATATTCCAACTATTATTTCCATAACAGGTAATATTCCATCAATTATTTCAATTACTCCTCTTCCTACAACTATTTCCATAACAGGTAGTTTTCCAACCGAAATTCCTGTGATTGATGATGTTCCATCAATTATCCCATTGCTTGATGATTTACCAGATATTATTCCTTTTATTGACGATTTGCCAGATAACATACCTTTTATTGACGATTTGCCAGACAACATACCTTTTATTGACGATTTGCCAGACAACATACCTTTGTTTGATGATTTGCCAGACAACATACCTTTGTTTGATGATTTGCCAGACAACATACCTTTTATTGACGATTTGCCAGACAACATACCTTTGTTTGATGATTTGCCAGACAACATACCTTTGCTTGATGATTTGCCAGACAACATACCTTTGCTTGATGATTTGCCTGATAGAATAATAGTAGAAGATGATATTCCAACGATTATTTCAGTTTTCACTAATATTCCATCAATTATTTCAGTTACTCCTCTTCCATCGATTATATCTTTGAGTGATGATATTCCTGATATAATTTATGTAATTGATGATTTGCCCACAACTATTTCATTTACTGGAAATTTGCCTTCAATAGTTTCATTTACTGGAAATTTGCCAACAATAATTTCATTGGTTGGTGGTCCTATAACATCAACGATTACATTGATTGGCGGACCTTTTATTTCGATTATTACTGTTTTTGATAGCGTACCTACTGAAATTTATGTTCAAGATAGCATACCTTTGAACATTCCTGTTCTTGATAGCATACCTTTGAACATTCCTGTTCTTGATAGCATACCATTAAGCATTATTCTGGTTGACGATATTCCTTTAGAAATTTCAGTACTAGCAAATATACCGACATTAATTTCAGTAATAGCAAATATACCGACATTAATTTCAGTTATTCAAGAAATACCAAGTACAATTTCAGTTATTCAAGAAATACCGAGTACAATTTCAATTGTTCAAGAAATACCGAGTACAATTTCAGTTGTTCAAGAAATACCAAGTTTAATTTCAGTTGTTCAAGAAATACCAAGTTTAATTTCAGTTGTTGGCACTATACCATCCATAATTAGCGTAGTTGCCACCATTCCAACTAAAATTAGTGTTATTGATGACATTCCAATTAGAATTAGCGTTATTGATGATATTCCAGTTAGAATCAGTGTCATAGAAGACATACCTGTTTCTATTGAAGTTTTTGATGATATTCCTGTAGAAATATATGTTTTTGATGATGTGCCAGATGTCATCCAAGTAATTCACAGTATTCCAGATGTTATATATGTTTTGGATGACATCCCATATCAAATCATTGTTATTGATGACATCCCATATAAAATTAGCGTTATTGATGACATTCCATCAAGAATTAGTGTAATAGTTCCTAAGCTTGGTCCTATTTATATTGATGCTCCAAAACTTGGGCCAATTTACATTAGTGTTCCAACTCTTGGTCCAATTAAAATTGATTGGGGCAATCCTCCAGTTGTAAGTTGTGTTGTGACAATTGCATGTCCTTCATCGACTCCATTTGCAATGAATAGGAATACAGATCTTTTCTCTGAGGAGAGATCTTATAGTCCAATTGAGCCTGTTGAAATTCAATCAAATGATATTGGCATTCCTTCTGAAATTACTTTGAAAGTTCCAGAAATACCCGATATTAGGATTATCCATGATATTCCTGCAATTATCAGGATTGAAGCACCAGTAATTCCCGACATAAAAATCATTGGTCCTGATGTTGCAATTCCTAGTCAGATTACAATTAATGCTGATAATTTCCCATCAACAATTGAACTTTTGACAACAAATTTACCATCATCTATAAGGCTTGAAACATTTGGTCTTCCTAGTTCAATTAAACTGGAAGTTCCAGAAATTATGCCAAAAATACAAATAGATGCATCAGGAATTCCTGACAAGATTCAAGTTGTTGGAATTCCTTCTGCTATTGAACTTTTTGGAGCTCCTTCTGAAATCAAGTTGGTTATGCCTGATAAACCAGAAATTGAACTTGTTTACAAGGGATCTCCTATTGATATCAAGATCAATCTTGATGTTAGTAAGTTGACAGGTGAGAATGGTGACCAACCATGTTTCGCTCTTGTTCCTTGTAATAAACCAGCTTGATAACTTAATTGATTATATGTCTGAAAGAATTAAAAAAGCCTCTGATGGCAACAAATATTATTTAACCCCACAAGGGATGTGGGTCCGTGATTTTACAATGGAGCAAGTTCCTTATATTGATTTGAATCAAACTATTGACAATAAAGATTATTTTACATTTTTGCAAAATGAAACAAAAAATAGTCTTGACAAATATACTTGGATTGATTCTGAAAATTTTCAGACAAAAGATGTTGTTATCGTTTCTGATGGTTATGATTTTGTTAAAAAACAGAATATTCTCGCAAGTTTACCAAAATCAGTTTCGATTATAGGAGTTAATGGTTCTTTGGCAAAATGGAATTTATCAGAAAGATCTATGTCGTGGTATGTAGTCAATAATCCATACGAAGAATGCATGAAATATTTGCCAAGAAGAGGAAGAATTTTGCCTAAATGTATATCATCATCTAGAACTAATTATAAATTTATGAGTGCATACAAAGGAGCAAAGTATAAATATTATCCTGTAAATGAAAGTAAATATGCAGGAATTGGCATGAAAGAAGCTCGTTGGCAGGTTGATGACAATAGAAACTCTATTTGTGCTGCAATAAATTTAGCCTATCATTTTGGGGCAGAAAAAATATTATTGTTATGTTGCGATGATAGTTTTAGCGGAGAAAGGGCAGGATCAATAAAATTAAATAACGGATTATATGAATATCCACAACAACAAATGGCTCATGGAATTATTGATGGATTTTTTTATTGGCTTAAAAATCACCCTTATTATGAAACAAAATTAGCTGATCATTCAAGCAGTCAAGAATATAAGCATGCACCATATATAAGTGAGGAAGATATCCTTCCGTTTTTTCAACAAGGTGGTGAAAAATATGAATAAATGGAATTACACAAGTGACGATCCTTTTGGCCCATTCAATCTGAGTGATTTCAAAAAATGGATGTCAAATCAGCATGATGCTAACAAATCTAATATGGTTGGTCTTAAAATTGAGTCAAAGATTCCTCTGAAAAAATTAATTTCAAGAATAGAAACTCAAGAGGGCGAATTATTGGAAGTCGCCAAAGATTTCAAGAAAAATGGTGGCACGATCACAGAAGAAAACGGTCATTACATGTATGTTTCAGTAGACAGTGGTTCCTTCATGATTCACAGAATGCATTTGAAAAGATCAGAAGACTAAGTACCTTTGCGAATCATTATTGTTTTTTGAGGTAATGATTTTGTATTTACAGTACTTTGTGTTGTGACATTATAGATTTCGGGCTGTGAACTTAAAGGAATATTGTTGTAGCTACGAACTTTAAGAGCAGCCCTGAAATCAGTAAATGTATCAGCTGATTGAATCCATGGTTCCCAATATATTCTATTATCATAAATTTTTTGTTTTAATTCTCCCAATAATTCAGGAGAAAGACTGAGAATATCGGTATTATCTAATCTTGTGGCGATAATGGGCAATCCACTGCAAATAAGTAAAATTCTTACAGCACCTTTATCTCTTTTTGCGAGATAAATATAAACATCTGTCTTTTTATTGGCCATTTTTATTTCTCTTTTGTTTTTGAAAAAAGTTCTTCAAGTAGAATTTCCATTACTATTTTAGTATACTCATCCTGAGAACCAAACTCCTTGACAAATTCTTGGAGTGCATTCACAGTTGATCCTATTTCATCTTGGTGGTTCATATGATTCCGCTTCCTGAATATGTTAAAATAAAAGATAATTATTGCATTGCTTACTTTGGTTTTAGCAAAGAATACCTTGTTCAATTACGTCTTCTTAGACCATGCATGGAAGCAGCTTTTCCGGGCATTCAAATATACCTGTGTTCTAGAGACGATTTGACATATCTATTCAAAGACGAACCAAGAACTCTCAACAAATCTACATTAATAGACAATAAGAAACAATTTGCATATATTCGTGAAATATCATACAAGAACACAATACATCCAGTTGAAGAACTTATGGATGAATCTGAAATAAAAATTCCGCCAATTTCAACAGAAGAAGGAAATATAGGATCAGCAGTTCTTTTAACTAATTGTTGCGCTCCTGTGAGAAGTTTGAATCATTATCAAATTAAAAGCGCAATTGAATTGGCTGAATTAAAAAATTGCACTATCGCAATCAACGAACCATATGCAAATTATGATTGGGTTATTGGCGTTGAAAATGAACAACTTTATGAAGCTGCCGCCGAAGGTAAGAAAGTAACTCTAATTCCAACGGGAATTGGTGAAAATTTATTCAAGAAGATGTTTCCTTTTGCAGAAATAATTCAGATGTGAATGTGATCTGATTTCTCCTGCATAAATATAAAAGAGGTAGGGAAATTTTTATTTAACCTCCAAGGAGAAAAATGAGCGTATTCAGAGTAAATTTGAATAACAATGTTCAGGGCACTCTTGACCTGAATCCAGCAACTACAACTGAATTTGTTACTTCTATTCAACGTACAATTTACGTTACTGGTCCAAACAAAATTTATCGTAAACTTGCTGATGGTGATACTTTTACAGATTGCAACTACTGGAAGAAATTTGCCTATCCACAAGTTCCTTATGATCAAGCATTCATTGAAGTTGTTACTGATGACGGCTCAATCTATAGCGATATCCCAGAAGAAAATAATTTCCCAACAGTTTACGATTTATCCGTAAACGATGGAAGTGCTTTTGCAGCGAATGAAGCTGATATAGTAGGCGATTATGGCTATCCTGCTAACTTTGTTCAGATTAATTCAATAGATGCTAGTGGTGGCGACATTCGTGTAAAACTTAATGGTTTAGCTGGAGCTATATTTGATCTTAAAGCTGGCGACACACAAGTTTTCAACTATGGCGACCTCGCAGTAACCAAGTTGAATTTCGACAACAGTAGCGGTGATGATCAGACTGTACAGATCATTGTTTCTGTTAAGAGCGTTTGCAATAGCTGAAAATTATAAAATATTTCAAACTTCAAGGCCTAGTCTCAGCACTAGGCCTTACTATTTTAGGTTATGAGAAATGGCGATCTTTCTATCAAAGACTTTTACACGAAAAGAAATAAAATACTTTTTATTTCAGATTGGGGAGGTCTTGGCGATATCATTATACATAGAATGTGTCTTGCAGATGTCAAACGCATAATCCCAGATGCAGAAATTCATTTTTGCTGTTTAGATCAATATTTGGACGCAATAAAAGATCATCCTTTTATAGATAAATTTATCAAACCACAAGAACTTAAAAAAGAAGAATATTTAGTTTTTTATCAAACTGATGTTAAAATTTCAAATAAATATGAAAGCTTTTATGGAATTGAATGTAAATTACATCGATCTGATATCTGGGCATTATCATGCGGATATGAATTAGAAGATCATAGTATGCATTTTAATTTGAATCCCGATCTTTTGAAGATATATCAAAATAAACTTGAAGAATTCCGAAAAAAGAAAGATCAACCAATCATAATTTTTTCTCCTGACTCTGCAATCAAAACTAAATGTCTTACTCCTCATCACTTGAATATCATTGACAATTATTTGAGTGATTTCAATGTTGTTGTTTTAAGTAAAAAAGATAATGATAAATATGGATTTCAAACAATAAAAAATACTAGCTTGACAGAATGGATCTATTACACCGCTTCAGCTGATTATGTTATTTCTGTAGACACAGCAACATTTCATTTGGCTGGAGGTCTTAAAAAGCCTCTTCTAGGCATATTTACATTCGCTAATGGAAAGACTTATGGAAAATATTATGACTTTGTTCTAGTTCAAAAACATATTGACAGTGGCAAATGGGATTGTGGACCATGTTATAATTTCAGATCTTGTCCAAAAACAAAGAATGAACTAAAGCCTTGTTTAACAGAGATTTCTGATGATGAAATTAAATCAGGGATAGACCAGCTTTTTACAATATGGCCATGGAAAAATAAAATTCATTCGCAGAACTAACTATAATGACTGTGAATGGTTGTGTGGAGGCAAATTGGCTAATTTATTGAAGCCAAATACGGTTAAGGTTGTAACTCAAGATGGCGAACTACATGTCACTATTTCTTTAGAGCTTACAATCAATTTGAACAGCGACGATCTAAAAATTGTCGTTGCGCCCACTCATGTTGTTGCAGATTCTCCTGTTGCAAAAAAGACAGGAACAACTAATGACAATCCTAAGTGGGAGATTCCTGATTTTACTTCTACACCTAAAGTTGAATTTGGAAAGAAAGTATAAGGAGAAATGAAATGGCTTGTTCAATGGACGTTGGAACTTATAATCTCGTTTTTTGCCGCAGAAATGAAGAAGGAAACTTTACTTATCATCGTCAAGTAAATGCTTTTCTTGAAATGCCTTTGGAAAATAGGTTTGTTTTTGACATGATGAAACAAGCTGGAGTTCCATTGATTGAACTTGAAAAAAGAGCATACGCACTTGGCGAAGCAGCAGTTGAAATGACTTATACAATGAGTGTATTGGAACTCAAACGCCCAATGACTCACGGATGTGTTAATCCAAAAGAAAAAGATGCTTTTCAAATCATGAGCATCATGATGCACAACTTGATTGAAGGTGTTAAAAAAGACGGCGAAATATTGTATTATTGCGTTCCAGCCAATGCCGTTAATCAAGACACCGATGCTGATTATCACCAGAGAATTCTACAAGCAATTTTCAATGCTTATAAAAATGAAACAGGATATAGAGTAGAGGCGCATCCAATTAACGAAGCCTTAGCATTAGTTTATGCAGAACTTGGGAAGAAAGCCTTCACGGGTATTGCCGCAAGTTTTGGAGCAGGAATGATAAATGTTTGCTATGCAATGTATGGCAGTCCTGTCTTTAGTTTTGCGATTGTGAACTCAGGAGACTGGATTGATCGACAGGCAGCTAAGGCTACTGGCGAAAGCATTTCATTTATCAATAAAGAAAAGACTAAAATAGATTTATCTAAATCTCCAACTAATCTTATCGAAAGAGCAATCCATACTCAGTATAGACTTATGATCGAGCATGCTGTTAATGGACTAAAAAAAGGATTCTCAGACATCAATAAGTCTGTCAGGACTGATGGCGAAATTGATGTGGTAATCGCTGGTGGAACCAGTTCTCCTAATGGATTTACAGAAATATTTAAGGAAACCCTTAGCGGGTTTGAATTGCCAATAAAAATTGGCAATGTCATCAAGCCTGCTGACCCATTGTATTCGGTTAGTAGAGGATGCTTGATAGCAGCAGAATCCTCATCGAAGTGAAAAGAAAGGCAAAGAATGAAATATAATCAGAAGAGCGTCAGCGACTTAGGTGCTGCCGCTTACCTTCTTATGCATGATTTGAAGGTAGTTGGAAGAAAAGGAAGAGACATTTTTTTTGTCGTTGATCCCAAACACGCAATTGAACATTTTGACCAACTTACACTTGATTACTTATCAAGTGAATTTCATCGATTTGATGCTTGCATCATGAGTTTGAAAAAGATTGGTGAATATAATTTCAATCCACAAAACTATAGGTTCGTAACCGATCTTGGTGCTGCCGCTTATATTCTTATGCACAAGTATAAAGTTGTTGGAAAACGTGGAAAAGCTATTTATTTTGAAGTTGATGATGTTGCGGCAGATAAATTCGACGAAATAGCACTTGAATACATTTCAAGTGATTTTCATCGTTTTGACTCATGCTTAATGTCTCTAAAGAAAATAGGCGAATATATAAGTGAACAATATTGAAAAAAAACAATATATAGTCTTAAGGAGATTGTATGTTGAAATTTAGAAAAATTAACGAAGATACAAAAAAATCAGAGGAAATTAAGAGAATTTCCTCTGAAATTGATAATGTAGTTAATCAATGGATTTCAGATCTAAAGCATGAAATTATAACAGGGTCAAGTATTCAGAACCGTGGAATTTGGGATAGATTTAAGAATTTTGTTGCTAATGTATGGCATGGTTACGATAACAAAAAAAATCCTTATTATTCAATAAACAAATTAGGATATGGACTTGGATCTGAATCTAAAAATGAATCAATGAAAAGTTATAACGATCTTCGTGAGACATGTCAAAGTCTAGAAAGTAAAATAAATGAAGAAGATTTATCAAATTTGCGTATTATGCAAATAATTGATAAACATGCAAATATGCTAAAAGCAAAAATGAAAGAAGTTCTTGTCCCAATTTTGACAGCCTCCACCGATGCATATGAAAAATTAGGTAAATTATCTTATACACTAAGTCCAGAAGAAGAAGAAATTGTAAGAAGAAAAGATGTTAAAAAAACAACAGAAATTATTTCTCCTCAAAAAAAGCCGAAAATAAAATCTGGAGACCAGACAGCGCCTCTTTCCCCTGAAAATAGGATAGGAAAAACAAAGCCATTGTCAGGTAAAAAACTAAAAATAAATTATACGTTAACTTCTACTGAAGATTCTCCAAAACCCGTTAATTCTCCAAAACCTGATGATGCAGATAAACCAACAATTAGTACTAAACCATTAAACCAAGAAAAAGAAAAATCAAAAGAAATGAAACGCATTGAAATAATTATCTCAGAATTAGATAGTCTTGGTAGAAACACAGAAAAACTCAAAGAACTATACGGAAGATTACCAGAATCTAAAGAATCTTTTTATGAAGAATTAAATAATGTCATCGAGATAGAGCTTGAAAGTTTACCTTCTGGTGGACCAAAAGAATACTTCACTGCCCAATTCAGAAAAGCAAAAACTCTTAGAGAAGTCCATATTTTACTAAATAGTATTTTAACAGGTATTGATCCAGAAGAGGGAACAACGAATGAATCATTTAACATTGTTGGCTCAACCAAAAGAAAAATTTTGAAATTCCGTCAACTTTGTCAAGGTTGATTTTTTCCAATCATTTTTTTGTTGAAATCATGTGCTTGTTTTTGCAAGGATGCTAGTGTTACAGGATCAATGAATGGTGATTTGTTTGGATCAATTTCAATTATTCCATTAGGATTTTTTGGTGGATTTTTCTTAATTTCTTCTACAATATTCTGATATTCAGGATTGTTTTCATCAATAACTTGTTCTTCAACAATACCAACAACGCATTGCATTGTATAAAAATTTTTACATCCAGTTACATGATGTCTTGTAAAAACTCCATCTTCATCAATGCTTTCAACTATTCCAGTGAAAAAATCAGCGAACTGATGGTCTGCAAAATCACTTTTGGCAATGCCAGTTGTTAAAACAGTGCATACCTTTCCAACAAATTGCTCTTGTAATTTTTTTATAGATGTAATTTTCATGATGTGTATAAACTATATCCTATGCTAATTCTATCTGTTTCAGAAAAAACACTATGCCAAATTGGCTTTTCACCAATCTTAAAAATCCTAAAGTTCCATCCCTGTTTATCCCAAGACGTTACGATCTCTTCTGTTTCAGGATCACGAAAACGAAAGAATGATTTTTCGCTTTCTTTAGCAAACGTACAGTAAATCCTATAACCTTTATTATTACTATTTGTATGCCAACCCATATATCCATTAACTGGATACCATATCCGACCACTTATTCCCATCGATTTAATGTTTCTGCCGACTAAGTGTCGGCTAAGTCTTTTGTGCAAGAAATCAAAACTAATGTTATTGAATTTATAAACATTGCAATCATGAGTCGCTACATTTCGATCTTCATTAATTATTTCATCTAAAGATTCTTTTGAAACCCTAGACAGAGCATAATCTTTTGTCACTTCTGATCTGTAAAGTTTTTTCTCAACTTTATTTGTGTCGTAGTTTATTGTGCTAATTATCTTGTCAAGACCTGCAAAAAAATGATCATCCTTTATATCAAGATCTTCGTATAATTTTTCGCTCATGGAATTCTCCCAATACATTATAGATAAATAAAAACATCTTGCAATTATTGGAGTGTTATGAAAAAGAAAATTAATGAAGTCGCTCCTTCCGGTTGGGAAGGCACTGTCAAGGCTATGAAAAAACACAAAGAAATTGATAATCCTTGGGCGCTGGCTTCGAGCATGAAGAAAAAAGGATATAAATCACATAAATCTGAAAAGAAGAAAAAGAAGAACGAACAATCTTTTTTATTACCGACATTTTCAGAATGGCTGAGTGAAAATCATGGGGAAATGTATGATGAAAATGCGAAAAGCATATTATTGGCTGGTTTAGCAGGTGCTGGTGTTGGAGGGCTTTTAGGAGCGGCTGCGCCTCATACGAAAAATTTTGATCCTAAAAATGCATTGCATCATGCGGTTGGAGCAAAACACACAGCCATGGATGCATTTTCAGATATGCCAATAGAAAAAAGAGTTGGATTGGGTGGAGCTCTTGGTGCTGCTGCTGGTGCGGGGGCTCTTGCTAGTGCCTTAAGAAAAAGAAAAGGTAACTGGATGAAAAAATAACTCATTGCCATATATCACTAAAAGCTAAATAATCTGCAACTGTTCCACGAGGCCCCGAATAATCTAGGGGCCTTTGGTTTTTTATAATGTAATGATGCAATAAAGCAGGACTATTTTTAACTAAAAATTCATTCCAGTCATTATATCCTTTGGGAGGAATGACATACAATAATTTTTCAGTTGTTTTCTTCGCTGTTTCCAAAGTGGTAATTATTGAACTCATCTTCAATGTTCCAGACTTACCAGCATTGTCTCTATCCAAACAAAGAACTGCTCTGTAATCACTTAAAAGTAAGGCTTGCTTTTCACCCATGTTTTTGCCACCACAGGCAGCAGCATTCAGTTCAGCCTGTCTAAGGCTAATTGCATTGAATTCGCCCTCACAGATGTAAACAAGGCTGTTTGCGGGTGGCCATGGACCAGCCATGTAAACTACATCTTCTTTTCCTACTCCAATTTCTTTTGGTGGACCTAAATATTTGCATTTTGAATTACCCAAGGCACGACCATTGAAATAAATTAATTTTCCTTGTCGATCATAATATGGAATTATAATTCTGCCTTTATATCGACCATCATTGCAAATATACAAACCATTGATTGATAATTTTCTTGATTCCAAATAAGTTTCAGCTTTTTGTCGCCACCAATTGTTTGTTCCTAAATCAGAAATCAAAAGACAATTAGGAGGCAAAGACAAACCTTCTTTTTTCTGAGGCACTTCTTCTACAACAAGTCCATCTTCTGCTGCAAACATTGCTTCTAGTTGTTTTTCTAATTCTCGAATACTGGTGACGCCATTCAAACGAGCAATTGCCGTATCCCTGTCACAGGAATCGACAATCATCACAAGCTTTACTAAGCTCCCAACTTTTTCTGTTTTGAAGCAATGAAAAGAACCGTGTTTGCGTTTCTTCTTGCCTCCAGATGGATTACACCACAAGTGAAAATCATCGTCATCTGTTTCAAAAATGCTATTTATTCTAATTTCAGGAGGTCTTACAACTACATTCTCTGCTCCAAATCGATCTATAGCCCACTGTTCAAATTTTTTGAATGGTATTCCCATGGCTTTACCTTTTGTTTCATGACCATTAGAATGATTATATGGAAAACAACAAACTCATCTGCGAACACATATCCGTTTCAAGAAAACAAACTTGGGACTCTTGTCAACTTGCCTACAAATACCGATACCACCTAAAAATGGTTTCAGACCAACCTGTTCAGTCATACTTCACCTATGGAAAAGTTGTCCATAAGATAGCAGAAGTTTATGTTCAAGAGCAAGGCAAAAAAGCGATTGAAACAATTGCTGCGGAAGTTCTTTCAGGAAAAATTCCAGTCGAAGAAGGAAAGCCTGCTCCAATAATCGACCCTGACTATAAGAAGAAATTACCTGAACATTTAAGAAACATTAAAAAAATTAATGATCAAATTGGCTATGACGGTGAACTTGAATGGTTGTTCAAGTATGACATGCAGCCTCCTGACAACCACATGATTACAGGAGTCATTGACCGTCTTATCATTCGTGATGATAAATATTTTATTCTTGATTATAAAACAACCAAAAAAGGCAAATGGCGTAAAAATGCTGGCAATATTGGCAAAGACTTACAACTTAGATGCTACGCAAGAGTAGTCAACAAACATTTTGGCGCAAAACCAGAAAACATCAGAGCAGCCTTGCTCTACCTAGATGGCAATGACTTAGTCTCTACGAGATTCAATGAAGAGTCAATTATGACAGCAGAACAAGAACTTCACGAAGCATACAAACATATTATTTCAACAAATCCAGATGACACTTATGGTCGTGTAGGCGATCAGTGTCGTCGTTGTGATTGGCGCAAAATATGTGTTGCTTATCGCACTACTTAAGGCAATAATATATATTCTGGTCTAAATTCTTCTTTGCTTCCGCTTCTGTCATTAATTTTTATCTGTTTGGCGTTTCCAATAATTTGCTTTTGTTCCAAAAGAAAATTATATCCAGCTTGTTTCGACCAAAATTTATGAATTACAGATAAAGGCGTAAAATAACCTTTGCCAGTACCGTCACGATATTGGGTTCCCCAACATGTTCCAATATAATAACCATTATCATCCATTAACCCACCACCACTTCTGCCGGGACGAGGTGAGTTCTGCTCAGAAACAAGATCTGCACCCTCTATTCCGAGCATTTTAATTTCATAATGAGCCACTTCAGTGCCTGCATCACATCCAACAGAGTGAGCATATTGACCAGCAATGTAATTATAATTTTTTGATCCTAAACGAAAATAATTTGGTTCCCAATCAGGATTAAAAGTAATAAGCCCAGTATCTTGACCATTAATGTAACTATAAAAAATAACTGTTGATTCATATGATTTTGGTGAATCCAACTTAAGATCATTGTGATACCATGTTATAACTTTACACTTAATATTGCGCTTTTTACCTTCATCAGCATTCATGATTCCTTGATTCCATAAGTGACCACATGTTGCAACGTAAGCAATATTTTTAACTTTATCATAATGTATAATTGTTCCAGAGCCTGATGACCCATTGACGGCAATTTTTACAGAAGGAGCTAAATATCTTCTAAATTCTGGCCCACGTTTTGGAACTGGTGGTGAATTGTCATTCCCAAAATTATCTCTTTCGAGAATGGGCATGTTGTCGAAAGAATCAATGTCGTAAAATCTTTGTGCATCTTGATATGAATTAACAGGAAAAACTATGGTAAGAAAAATTATAAAGAAAAAAGTTATTTTTTTAAGCATTGCAACTCCGGTATTGTCAGCCTAAAATATATAGTCTTTAAGGATTTAATCATGGCAACACTCACTGTCTCGCACTATTTGTATTTGACCAAAGAGCAACGCTACAGCCTAAATGAAGGCAAAGACATAGATGTTGTTGGCATATGCGTACCAGTATGGTTTAGTAAAGGAAATACTAGTGAACCAGCACAAGAGATTTTTTGTAAATATAAAATTCAAAATCCAAGACAAGGCGTTAATATAAAACAAACCGATGATGGATTTACAATCATCATGCCAAATTTAGAAGCAGATGATAGCGTAAACGAAGAATTAATGAAAACAGCACAGAACAAAATAGGAACAAGTGAATCGTTACTTGATCTTGCCGATGGAGGCAAAGAATTTTGTGAATTCAGACTCTATCAAAAGATTCAAGTTAATGATGAACTTCATCATCTAATTCATTACATTGATATAAGACCAATTGAAGTTTTGACTAAAACAATTAATTAAGCAGAATCGTGTAACTGCAAAGACATTTTAAGATTTACTGTATCACCAGAAGCTAATGTTATTGCAGAACTTAAAGAAGCAGAAGAAATTAAAACACCAGAACTATCTGAACTGGTTACCATGAAAAGATTGCTTACAGGTCCAAATCCTGCTCCTGATGCTGTAAAGATGATAAATGGACTTGTTGCACGGTAGATGCCGTTAACCGATTCTATTGTAAATTGAGATGAAGAACTGATTGGAATTCTTGAATAACCACCACTTATTGGTTCATCAAACAAAGACGAAATGGTATCTGTTATCGCAATTGTGCTTCTTGCATCAAGACCAAAATAATAATTGCTTGGCAATATCGAGCCATCATTTGCAAAACAGACAGAAAGAAGAAAAGATTCGCCTTCTTGATGAAGGACATTGTGAATATTCTCATCACTCCAAATAACTTCTCCTTCTCTGATATGCTCAATTTGGTCGATCTTGAGAATCCCACGCCATGCTGTTTTCATTTTTTCTTTCCTAAAATTAATTTAATTTTCGATTCAGGTGATGAAAATAAAAGTTCATCAATTCTAAATGTTCTGCCGTAAAAGTATTTATTGTCTAAAAACTTTTCTCCACAACCTTTATTCAAGTAGCATATCGTTACATGTGGTATGTAATTTGAATAAAATGAATCATGCGCTATAGAATTACTTAAGTAATTATGTACTTTTTTAATTTCTTCGTTCAATATCTCAATGTAAAGAACATCAAACTTACTATTTGTTGTAAATTTTTTTATATTACCAAAAATGCAATTAAATGGAATTTCTGTTTCAATTGTTTCTTTTATATTTTTTATGTTTTGTTGTTTTAAGTCACTAAGAACAGTAACATGTGTATTATGTGTTCTTCCATAATCATCATTTTCTTTATAAAGAAAATCATCATCTACATAATCATATCCCCATGATATAACATCATCGGCAAGATCTTCAGGCAATTCAGCCAAAATATAAGTTTTATCCAAATACATTTTGCAACTCATTGTCATAATTGTCATCGTCATCAATAGTTGGTTTTGGCAAATTTCGTCTATTTTTAATTTGCTCAAGCTTTGTTTTTTCTGCGTTGAGTTCTTTATCAATAGCATTCAAAGCGCCAAAATAATCTGATTTTTTGACAACAAATGTATTTTTCTTTTTCTCATGATTAACTTCCCTGATATTTCTTTTCTTCTCTACATCCTCAACTAGATCGATTGCTTTAACAATCAACCTTTTAACTTCTTGTAGGTTAAAATCATTTGGAGAATGAGCCAATGCTTTCATCAAATGATTTTTCAAATCTTCAGTATTGTTTTTCATGATTTTCCAGTCCTCACTAAATCAATCCACCTTATGTTTGCATCTTCGATTAAATGATAACCGACAATATTGCCTTCTTGCAAATTATTCATGAGTCCCTCATCGTCGATTTTTACTTTCCAAACATCATCGCTTTCAGAATAAGGCAAATTTGTTAACATTGTTCCTTGAGGAAGAAAAGCCTTGATTCCCAAAGATATATCTCTTTTCTTTCTTTCAAATAAAGTTCTATTTTTTGAAGGTTGAGACATATAAAGAGATAATATCTTTTTGATATTTGGACTTTCTTTCAACCTTGATATTAAATTTTTTATTTGGTCTGTCATCTTTTGAGGCATTTCGTTGAAAATAATATTTTCTATTTTTAAGCCTTTATTTGTTTTTTTTATTTCAAAACTTGACTTATAAAATTCGCCAATATAAACTCTAGCTGTATCGGCAATCCAATCATTCTCTGGAATTAAAGCTTCTATGTAAATAGGATGATTGTTCCAAGAAATCTTATCTATGATTGATTCAATTTTTGATGTCATTTCGCCCAGAACAATTCTAGACTTTTCAACAAATGAAAGAACAGCCTTGTCAACATCATTTGGATGAATGGTCTTTTTGATGACATTGGATTGATATGCAAGGAAAATATCTTCAAGAAATTGAACAACATCAGTTTGTATTGAATTTCTATAAACCCACAAATCAACATTTTCAATTTGTTTTGTTATTTTTAGAGGATCGCCATTTTGAATAGAAATAACAAAAGCCTCTGTGTGAGGATAACTTATTTCTTCCATCCTTCTTCTTATTTGATTTACATCAAATGTTTTCTTGAGAGCGTCACGACCTATTGGATCATGCTTTAGAACCATGCCGCTTAAATTTACATAGACATGCTCACGGTATTGATCTAATGAAATAATTATTTCAGGCTTAGAGGCATTTTTTTGAGAAAAAAATTCTTTATAACTTCTAAACATAATATTTACCTTATATGGTTTTTCAAAAACCGAATTCTCTCAAAAGTCTATCGAATTTTCTTTCAGGGATATATGTAAATCCACCAACATAGTTATCTCTCTCTGGTGCTAATAAATCAATATCATCTCCTGCAAGCAATTCTTCTGGCGATCCTTCCATCAATTGTCTCTTTATGTCTTCATAAACTTGGTTTTTAACTATCTGCATAGACTCTTTGGGCTTTTCAGATCCCATCGGTAAATCACGCAGTAAAGTATCACGAATATAAAGTCCAATACACATGGCCATGATGGCATCATCATGCTTTCCTTTTTGAGCCTGTGCTTTTCTACTTACTCTATTATATTCAAATGTCTGTAATTCAGTAACAAATCTTATACTGTTAATTCTAACAGTCATGTTCGTAAGCCTGTTTTGTAATGCTTCAAGATACAAAGGTCTATTGGTCTGACCTACCTTCACTCCCGGCTTTGCATTAGCACCCTTTGTATTCTCGTAATACAAGTTATCATAATATAAAGTGTGCTGTAAAGAGCTTAGAACTGCTCCTCCCGGACCCATATTTTCAACTATAACTAATGCATTATTGTAAAATGTCGCTACCTCATTGATTACCTGTGCAAATTCATGTGGTATAATAATATTTGAATAAAATTCAGCTACTTGTTCTAAAGTTGCTGTGTCAATTATATGAAAAACACTACTATCATTGTTTTCTCCCTGACCTTCAGCACAGTCTGCGGTGAGAATATATTCATGACCTTCTACTGGATCTTTCCAAATCCACATCGCTCCTCTATTATCATCAGTCTCTAACTGTGCAATTCTACCAATTTGGTTTGCCCATTTTGGGAATAACTTGCGACTTGGGAAATTATTTCTTGTTTGTTCTGTCATGCCTGTAATGATTTTTGCACTAAAATAAGTTTCACCTGATCCTTGGAATTCACGCAAAACTTCCTGACGAAATCCCTTTTCGCCCAACTGTGCTTTCTGTTCAGCAACCCACTTTTTATCATTGTAATCAGGATGCTCCCAATAATCCAAATCAATGACGTGGAATTTATTGAGGCCTTCTTTTGCTTCATTATAAGTTTGTTCATACCAGTTTCCAAGACCATTGACAGTAGAAACAAGTGTACATGAACCACCTGTTGAAAGGATAGGCCACATAGCCTTCCAATGCTTTTCCATGTCATCAATGAACGCACATTCGTCTACAATCAAAAATGTAACTGATTTACCACGAGCAGCTTCTGGAGAATAAAATTTCAAGGCCGATCCAGTATCAGTAAACATCTTCAAGTGGTCATTCCATTTGGCGTCTTTTCTTGGCTTAAGCCATTCAGGCATGTTTTCACAGCTTCTGTCAATTATCATGCCAATATCTGTAGCTTCACGGTCAGTTTTCGACAACAACATGATCTGCTGATCAAGTTGAAACATACATCGCCACAAGCCCCAAAGAAGCGTTACAGTCGTAAGACCGCCCTGACGAAACTTAGAAATAATATTGAAACGATAATTTTCATAATCACGAATTGTTTTGCGCTGATACTTGAAAAGAACAAATGGTATAAGACCTCTCATCGGGTGAAGAATCTTGACATATTTGTGACAAAAGTAATCAAAACTTTCAGCACATTTAATCAGTTCTTTTTTTCTTCTGATGGGGTCATATTTTTCCATATTTTCAAGTGGTTCATCAGGATCTATCTGTAATTCGTATTTGTCAAATTCATAATATTGAGGGTCATATTGCAGCCTTTTTGTGGCTGGATCTATAATTCCCCCAGAAAGGTAATAGTCCCTTAATGTTTTGAACTTACCACGCCAGACTGATTCTTTTATACTTTTGAAGTATTGCTTTTCTTCCAT